GGCGGCTACCTGTACATCAACACCAGCGCCAAGCTCGACGCCCTCACCAGCGTCGGCGGCTACCTGTCCATCAACAGCAGCGCCAAGTTCGACGCCCCGGCCCTCACCAGCGTCGGCGGCGACCTGTACATCAACAGCAGCGCCAAGCTCGACGCCCTCACCAGCGTCGGCGGCGACCTGTCCATCCACAGCAGCGCCAAGCTCGACGCCCCGGCCCTCACCAGCGTCGGCGGCGACCTGTACATCAACAGCAGCGCCAAGCTCGACGCCCTCACCAGCGTCGGCGGCGACCTGTCCATCCACAGCAGCGCCAAGCTCGACGCCCTCACCAGCGTCGGCGGCTACCTGTCCATCAACAGCAGCGCCAAGTTCGACGCCCCGGCCCTCACCAGCGTCGGCGGCTACCTGTACATCAACACCAGCGCCAAGCTCGACGCCCTCACCAGCGTCGGCGGCTACCTGTCCATCTACAAAGACGCCTCCCTAATCGCTGGCAAACTCTACACAGGCGGCTACAGCAAATTCACGATCCTGGACGGCATTGGCTGCGTCGTGCTGTCCTCGAAGCAGGCACACGGCGTTACGGTCCTCGCCTGTCGTCACTCCAAGATCAAAAACCAAAAGGTCATCGGCGATAAGTTCTATGTGGCTCAGTCGGGTCAGCATAACGCGCATGGCAAGACCATCGAAGAAGCCGTCCGCGAACTGCAATTCAAGACTGGCACGCGTGATATCGAGCAATACCGAAACATGGCCAAGACGACGCGCAAATCCCCCGAGGACTGGGCGTTTGTGTACCGCATGGTCACTGGCGCGTGTCAGTACGGGACGCAGGATTTCATGGCGCGCAAGGGTGCGTTGAAGAAAACATATACGCTCGCGGAGATACTGAAAGAAACCAAGGGCGCGTATGGGCATGAGAAGTTTGTGGAAGTGGTTGCGCCATGACCCCCATCCCGACCACCGAACGCGTTCTGACCTTCATTGCCGGCGCGCTGTTCATGCTGCTTTTGTATGGTGCCTGCGTGGAGTTGAAGTGGTGAGAAACAAGTATGCTGGCCCTTGCTATAAATGCGGCAAGAACGTCGATCCTGGTGCAGGATTTTTCGAGCGGCACAATCGGTCTTGGCGCGTCCAGCACGTTGAATGCAAGGACAAGGCTCAGGCTGATCTTCCGAAACCACGCATGGGCTGGAACAATTGGGACAACGATGATGACGACGAGCCCGATGAATATGGCGGAATGAGTTACTCAGATTTTGGGAATAACTGATATGACCACGACCTCCTGGCACATCACCCGCATGGGCGTGATCGCGACCACGGATTATGCGCGGCGGCCGGGGTGGTTGCGGTGGCTGTTGCGCTGGCGGAATCGGGTTGTGCCGTGGTTTTTCTGGTGGGTGATATGATCGAATTTAGACGCAATGAATCCAACGTGCGCGCCATCGTTAAGATTCACGTTCCCACTGTCGGACTTGTAGACTTCAATCTGTTTTACAGTGCAGGGAATGAATATTATGCAGGTTTTCTCGCATCTAAAATGGACGAAACCATGCACGAAGCGATTGAAGCTATCCGGCGCGAAGCTTACGAGCGCGGTTGGAAAGAGGCTCGCGGGCATAAGTCCGTTAAGGCAACGTGGTTTAGCAGGTATTGGTGACACATGTCCCCCTGGACCGACATCAACCTCTGCCGCGCCGAACTCCTCCGAGCCCGCAACCTGCTGGCGTGGATACATGGGTTCGCGGATGCTGCAGCTAAAGACCGCCGCGTGTGGAACGAGCCGCAGATGGCGCGGAAGCATCTGGAAATGATTGCTGAGAAATCGAAGCGTGAAGGAGTAGAGTTATGAACGAGCAACTTCCATCTGTGCAATCCGAGGCCGCCACGCTGATGCAGGTCATCTCCCGCGCCGCCACAGATCCTAATGTGGATGCCGAAAAGATGACGCGCCTTTATGACCTTGCTGAGCGCATCGAAATACGCCGTGCCAAGCTGGCCTACTCGGACGCCATGAACAAAACGCAGGCCGAGTTGCGGCCCGTCTCGCAGGACGCCGCAAACCCGCAAACCCGCAGCAAGTATGCATCCTATGCCGCGCTCGACAATGCAATCCGGCCAATCTATTCAAGGCATGGGTTTGCGCCCAGTTTCGACACGGAGGACGGCGCACCGGAAGGTCACGTCCGCGTTGTCTGCAAAGTCACGCACGCAAACGGCCACGAGGAAAAGCGCCATCTGGATATGCCGAACGACGGCAAGGGGGCGAAAGGCGGCGATGTAATGACCAAAACCCACGCCACCATGTCGGCAATATCCTATGCCCGTCGCGGATTGTTGAAGATGGTTTTCAACATCGCCGAGGGCGAATACGACGATGATGGAAACGGTGCGGGCGGTAGTGGCCCGGTTAGCAATATCACTGAAGAACAAGTCACGATCTTAGTAACCCTCATCACTGAAACGAAAGCCAGCCTCGAAAAGACGCTGAAGTTCATGGGGGTGGAAAACCTCGCGGCGATCCCCGCCAGCCAGTTCAACAAGGCCAAGATGGCCCTGGAAGCACGTAAGAAGTAACATCAACCCAAAAGAAGGAATAAACCTATGATGCAGAACTATAGCCTCGCCGTTTTCTTGCTCCACGATAAGGCACGTGGAATGCTCGGAATTTTTGAGGCGGATGATGGCGACAAGCCGACAGCCAAACGCGAGTTTTTCAAAACGCTTGATCCATCTATCAAAGAGGGCGATCTTGTCGCCGTCGAAACTGGCACACGTCATCGCGTTAGCGTGGTCAAAATCGTCAAGGCCGACGCACCGCCGTCTTTCACGAGCAACGAGCAGGCGCGATGGATTATCACGAAGGTTGATACGTCGTCCTATGAGAAGCTGAAAGCGTTCGAGGATGAAGCGGTTGCGGCGGTGAAGGACGCGGAACTGAAGAAGGAGCGCCATGATCTCAAGAAGACGATGCTTGGCGACTTCGGAGATACGCTCAACAATCTGCCGATCATTACGCAAGTTCATGTCAACGGTGGTGTGAAGTTGCTGGATGCAGCGCCAGAACAGGTGGCAAGCGCTGACCCTGCTCCGCAACCGCAAACAGTCTAAAGATTCGGATTAGTAACTATGACCTGGTGTCCTAAGCCCTACAGGAGTGGTTACTGGCACTTAGATTGTATGCACAATCTAAGTATGTTTGCTGCCAAGTCAGCAAACAAAGGTCGTATGGGGATGCCGTAGGGCACATGGACGTAGGTCTTCCCCTGCTACCTTTTCGGAGATGAGAAAGTGAAGTGTAAAAAGTGCGGACGCCGAATGAGACGCCATCACGGGACCAAGAAGTGGCGTCCTTGCAAGATTGATTGTGTCAAAAAGCCGCATCCAAACTTTATTGGAAAGCCGCCTATATGGATGGAATCTCGCAAATGAAAATCATAGATTGCGTCCAGGGCACGCCAGAATGGGCCGCAGCGCGCATCGGCATCCCCACGGCTAGCGAGTTCTCGCGCCTTGTCACCAGCACCGGAGCGGCGAGCAAGTCACTCAGCGGCTATGCCAACGAACTGGCGGCGGAACTATTTGCCGGCCAAACCCTGGACGCCTTCGAGGGTAACGTCTGGATGAACCGGGGCAAGGACATGGAGGCGGCTGCGGTGGATCTATATGCCTTCACAACAGATGCAGACGTGCAGCGCGTGGGATTTGTCACCAATGATGCTGGACTGGCCGGGTGCTCGCCAGATGCCCTGGTGGGCGACGATGGGGGGCTTGAGATTAAATGCCTCAAGGCAGAGCGGCATATTGCAGCCCGGCTCTACTACCAGAAGTACGGCAAAGCCCCGACCGATTACATCCAGCAGGTCCAGGGCTCGCTGCTCATTACAGGCCGCGCGTGGTGGGATCTCAGCTTTTTCCACCCCGAATTGCCGCCGCTGACGATTCGGCATTTCCCCGACAAGGAAATGCATGGCGCGCTCATCAAGGGCATTGCGGACGTTCTGGCCGAGCGCGATGCCGCCCTAGCTTCCATGCGCCATAAGCAAACTCACATCCCGGATGCAACAGAAGGAACTGCCTCATGACAAACGTCCTCCGCTATCGCCTCACCGCGCACGATGCAGGCGATATCCCCTACGACGGCAGCGCCAAAGACTACGCGCTCGCGCTTGAGAAATACGAGGCCAAACTTGCGGCGCTCAAAGCAACGGGTGCGGAGATTCTGGTTGAGGATGCTCGCCCTGTGAACGTCCGCGCCAAGACCATCAACGAAGCCGCGACTGACAAGACCGCCGCGATTCCGGCGTTTCTGAAGAAGTAGGTGCGGGATGCTGACCAAAGAAGAGTATCAATTTGCAATAGATGTGGCGACGGCAGCAGAGCGAATTCCGCCTAATGCACAGCCTTCTATGAGCGTGATTTTCAAGGCGCTCCTCCAAGCCAATGCAGAGCGCGCCATCGGCGGTGGCCGTATCGAAGTATGTCCAGATTACTGCAACGTAGAATGTCCAGATAATCCTGATCACGGTGGCATATCGGCCGAATGTTTCCGCAAAGTTTCTGACTGCCCACTTCGGAGCACACCATGACCCGCACGCCCACGCCAGCCGCAGAACCGCTGACGGATCAGGAATTTGAGTACTGGGCAGGAAATAACGAGTACCGCCCGTATCAAATGCCGCTCGTTGATCGTCTCATTGCCACAGTTGAGTCCTTGCGAGCGGAACGCCCCGCGCCCGAAGCGGAGAAGGTGGGGGATGTAGATAAAGACGAACTGCGTGATTTTCTCCGCGTGGCTTACGACCGCATCGGACATGTTGAATTGAGAATGAGCCAGCACCGCGAGATTGCCGAGGCGCTTATTCACGCAGGCTACCGCCGTCCCACACAGCCGGGCTCGGGGGTGGGGAGGGAAATTGCTGCGTTGGAAGAACTAGCGCGGAAAGCAACGCCGGGGCCGTGGGTGGCTGAACACAACACCATCGCTTCTCACATCTTCGTTGAGGGCTCTGGCTGGATTGTTGATGTAGTAAACCCGCATAAAGATTGGCACAAAAATGGACTTTCACAGGCGCAAATTAACACGAACTACATCGCCGCCTGTTCCCCTGACCGCATCCTACGTATCCTCGCCGCCTTCCCTCCGCAAGCCGGGTGGAGGTTGATGAGTGATCTTGGTCCTAACGCTTCGTTCCACATGCGAACGCATCTTGAAAGGTCCGCCAATTGTCTCGCGCTATTAGTTCACGGAGACGGCAGATGCCAAGATGTGATTGTTGAACGCCTGTGGGATTCTAGACTTGGCACGAGATATTTTGTACTGCCAGACGTACCGCAAGAGCCCTCGCCACCATCCCCGGACAAGGAGTAGCGGAGAATGATTCTCGGGTGGATTAAATGCTGGTGTCACTGTCTTTGGCATCTCTGGACCGGCTGTTGCATCATGTATGCGACCGCGAAAGGTGAAGGCACCGTTTGGATCGGAACGACATGCGGCAAAACATTCTGGAGCAAGCCATGACCAACTCGACGGACAAGGAGTAGCGGAGCATGAGCTTTGATATTTTTCTCAAAATCGTTGGCTGGATGACGATATTGGTGCTGGGATGGATTGCGACTATGGGCTGTATCCGATGGATGCTGGACGGCAGCTTCCATATTACGGAATTTGAATGGGGCGGTATTGCAGGCGCGGCTTTAATGAAGTTTCAGGATTACATTTATTTTTATACAAGGACAGCAAAGCCATGACCCACCCCATCCCCGGACAAGGAGTAGCGGAGAATGAGCGACGCATTTAACCCAAACTGGACTACCCACCCCGGCGATCACTTACAAGAATATCTTGAAATCCGTGGTTGGTCACAGGCTGAGTTTGCGCGCCGAGCGAAGATGACACCGAAGCACGTCAGCGAGATTATCAACCATAAAGCCCCGCTGACTGCTCCATACGCGTTGCGATTTTCTAAGGTTTTGAAGCCGTGCATGAAGCCAGAAATGTGGATGGCGTTACAGGCTTCCTACGATTTGTTCCACGCAAGAAAGAAAACCAAGCCATGACCCACCCCACGCAGATCATCGACGCGGAGAAGTTGGAAAAGATACGTGCACGCCATCTCAAAGACTCAACGCTGCGAGACATTGACCACGCGACTGCAGAATGGCGAACACATTGCGATAGGCGCGAATTGCTCACCTATATCGACAGGCTATCGCCCCCTACCACCGCTGGCGACGAGGCGATGGCGCGGCAGGCTTTACCGTGTACTTGCGGGATGAACCCGAAGGAACGGCTCGAACATCATAACGATTGCCCGGCGTACTATCGCGACATTGCAGTTGCCCTCCTCTCCTCCGCGATGGCGCCGGTGTCGGGGGAGGATGCAGTTACGGCCACCGACCTCTTTGAAAGAATGTCATGTGTCGCGGATGACGCCGCCTGCATCGAAATGATTGCCGCTGAGTTTGCCCAAGTCCGCGCCTCCGCATCCGAGGCGGCGAAGAAGGCTGAACGCGAGCGGTGTGCGGCGATTGCGGAACACCGCGTCGGCGCAGATTATAGCGGTATGGCAGTTCCCCGCTTTCGCGACGGTCAACATGTTGCGGCAGCCATCCGTAGCACCCCCGCCAATCCCGTGAGCGCGGAGGGGGAATAGAGATGAACATTATGTCGATGATGGTTGGCGCATTGTTTGCAACAGCGGTGATTAAAACGTCTATGGCGGAGCCAATGTGGTCACTGTTGTTCGGCCCCGCCATTTTGTTTGCAATCGGCGTAGCCAATTATGAGTGGGAGAGTCGTAAACAATGATCCCCGAGATCGAGCGGCATAGGATGGATGCGGTGTGTTTAATGCCTATGGGAGCTAAATCTAGGAGAATATCATGAGCATAAACGTAATTGAACTCGGTGCTGGCCGTTTCGTTATCAATCATGGCTATTTTGGCAATAAGGCAGCGCTTTTCATCGAGCCAGCATCGATGCCTGGTGAAATTGGAGAGGGCGCTTCTAAAAGCGGCCTCAGAAAGACGGAATGCGTTCCCGGAGGGACGGTCATTACATTCGAGAACTTGGCTTGCGCGGATGTGCTGCGTGACGAAACCGAAGCCGCCTACAAACGCATCGGCACCAAGCGATAGTACCCGTGGCTAACAACCGGATAAGCATGGTGCGCCCAACACCCCCACCAACCCACCCAGGACGTAGACGATGGCAGTTTTTGACAGCAGGACACTAATCGCAGAGCGTGACGCCCTCCGCGCCGAGTTGGACGCGTGCAGGGAGGCGTTGGCAGATCGCGCCTATACGCAGGGACAAGATTCGGACGGATGGTTTCGCGAGTGCAACATCTGTGGTGAAGAATGCCGACTGCCAGACCGTGATAAGTTAGTGCATTCTATTACGTGCGTATTGAGCCGCGCCGCCGCTGCGGTGAGGGGGAAGGAATGAGCGACCACAAATGGACCCAAGACGAGATTGACGACGATCAGTTCCGGTATCAGGAAGAATCATACGGCGATTGCTGCCATGAAGACTACGAGCTTGATTGGGACGGCGCGGCACAATGCAATTACTGCGGCGAGCGATGGTATTTGAGCAGCGATGAGATGACTGCGTATTATGAATCCTATGATAGGGCGCATCGTCCGCCAACGTGGCGCGAGCGGTTCTGGGATTTTATTGGGCTACAACGTGCGAGACTTCACGATTGGATGATTGGCCGTGATGTTCGGGCAAGATCAAGCGACGATGATATCCCGTTCTAATTCCGCCCCATCCCCGTCCGTCGCAATAAAGCGCCATTCGTGAGGCTACCATCAGCCGCCACCCAGCCGATTATCTCTTCCGCGATTTCGCCGCCAGAAAAGACCCACACGTAGGCCATCTCGTTGTTGCCAGCATCGCCGGGGTTCTCGGTGAGCGTGGTGACCGTGGCGTTGGGGAATCCATCAAAGGTAACACCCACAGCAATCGTGGTGTACCGCGTCGTGAAATAGAACGTGGTTCCGTCAAATTTCGTGACCAGGCTCATGGTGTTGACGACTTCGCCGACAACGGGGCTCACCGTGGTGTACGGCTCTGGTGGGTCCTGAGACGCCGCGCCTGGGTTCGCCGCCTCCCCTATTAGCGTGGCGCTCTGACGCTCTACCAGCGTGTAGGCCAGGGTCGGGTCAACCGTCGTGGCCGCGTAGCCCGCGTTCGTCTGGACGCGCGCCATGGCAAGCTGTGAGGCATCCAGCGGCATGTGGTACGCGAGATTGGTCTGCCGCTCCTGCTGAACCACCTTCACGGACGTTGGATCGACGGTAATCATGCCGTTCAATGGGTTGAACGTTCCGGTGTAGGAATCGAAGTCGTATTCGGCCCATGTACCCGGAGCCATGACCCATTGCGAGTTACCTGGGTGGACGTTCGGGTAGGCTACGATTGGCTGCGGACTTGGTACTGGCGTAGGTGCCGGGGATGAGCCACAGGCTGCTAGGGCCAGCGTGGCGGCGATGAGGAGGCGTTTCATTTCCCAGCCGCCCGGCAACCGTTCCTAAGCGCCCCGTAGTCGTCAATCATGGTCCGCATGGGATCATCCAGCGCCAAGCCGCCACGCTCAAGGGCGACGCGCTGCTGGTCTGCCAAGGTGTAATCCTTGAGCGGCGGGCAATGAAGCGCCGGAGCCTCAGAACTTACCGTTGCGCAGGCTGTCAGACACAGAAGCGTCAGTGGTATCCACCATACTTTGCGCAGCATTTTCATCGGCCTTTGCAGTTGCGGCGTTGTCTTTGGCGATCACGGCGTTAGCACCAGCAGCGCGCTCGTTGGCGTCATGGATCAGCCCAAGAGCCTTCCCAATAGCCGAGAGCGCGCCGCTGATGATGGAGAGCCAGGAGAACATTAGATGCTGCGATCAAACTCTGAAATATGGCTTTCAGTTTCGCAAAGAGTGTTTTCCAGGCGAGTCAGCATCAATTCGAGATTCGGCACGGGTTCTGGTTTTAAGCCGCCATCAATAGGCGATGGCTGTGCGCCGCGAACTCTGGAGAGAACATTTTCCAGAGTGGCATTTAATGTGTGAAGTCTGGAAAGAACGACGGATGTTCTCTCAGTAATTGTCTGCGGGCGCGGTAGATCATTAGTGGCTTGATTGGCAGACTGAGACTTAAAAGATGACATCTTAATCTCCTTTGATTTTGGTTGAGAAAATTAGCTGCCCTGGACCGCCGCGACCGGAGCCGCAGGCGTCAGCGAAGTCGCCGTGGTCGTATTGGTCGCCAGCGCCGTACCGACCGAGGCTAGCAGCGATGTTGCGCCAGCGGTAATCGCCTGCGCCTCTGCCTGCGCCGCCGTCTTAGTCACAAGCGCACCCAGGACAGCACCCAGATTGCTGAGCGAGCCGGAAGCCGCTGCCGTCACGATGTCGGTTTGAGCCTCTGCCGCCAAGGTTGTGGCGATGGGCGTCAGCGCCGTGATTTCAGCGGTCACGGTCGCTTTGCCGATATTGCGCAGGAACGGCCACGCTTTGGTGGTGATGAAATTCTCAAAGTCGGCGAAAATGCTCATGTGACTGATCCTTGGGTTATGGCTATGGAAGCTTTCTTTTCTTCGCTGCGCTGGAAGCCATGCATGATGGCTCCCGCTATCGTTGTTGCAACGCCTATAATAGCAGCCGCAACCTCTGGTGTCATGTCGTCAATGCCGAATTTGTGGACGATGTAAAGCAGCAATGTGACGCTTTGGGTCGCGGCCATGCCTGCAATAGCGGCTGTTTTGCCAGCGGATGCCGGTTTATCCATCACCAATATTCCGTTCCAAGATCAATCTCCGCATGGGCCGCCGCAAAGGCCATGTCCTGCTCAAACCACGTCTCGGCCTGCTCATAGGTGCAGATCGGAGGCACGCCATCCGTCGGCGCGGGAATATCGTGGCCCCATCCCAGAACCCAGAAGCCCTTGGCGTCCGGCTTGGCGACCTGCGTCAGCCCCTCATGGCGTTTCACCAAATCCTCAGCGCAGGTTACCCCAGCCGGGAACTGGCCCGTGACGAGGCACGCGATGTTTTCCTGCTCACGCTGCGGGACCTGAGAGAATAAGAGGCTGTTTTTCAACTCGACGGCTGCGGTGGCCCATTGGCCCTGACGCATGGCTGCGAGGAAGTGCGGGAATCCAGCGAGGCCAGAGCGCCCCAACTCAAAAGCCATGTCTATCAATACAGCGCGGCGGATGGGATCGAGGCTCATTTCGGCACCACGCCTATATGCGATAATATCCATTCGCTGATCGCAGTTGCAAACCCTCCGATTCCAGCGAGGATAGCCAATAGCGTTTTAATAGAGTGGCTATCAATGCGTTGATTGACTTTGACAATTTCCGTTGCGGCCATGCTGCGCGTGTCCGAGATAGCCGTAGCGGTGATTTCATTCCGCTCATGGATGCGCTTAACCGTTTCTTTCAGGTCTGCGCTCATATACTGGATCGCGGCTTTGATCTCGCCCAGGTCGCGCGCATTAGCATCGAACCGCTCTTTGCAGCGGTCCTCGTGCGCTTCTTTCCAGGCGCGCAACGAGGCAATCGATTCGGAACTATCGGTCATGTGCGGACTATTGTGCCTCTGGCATTTGTAAATTCATGCGGGCGCGCTGTTCAGGCGCAAGAATCCCAGGAATTGACGATATTGATTTTGCCGCGAGATCAGACGGCATCGCTATTCTTTGCGCCCGAGCCGCAGCCATCTTATTAACCAAATCCAATGTTTCAGATTGAACGGCAGGATCTTGCGAAAGCAGCCTGTTTGTCATTTCGGTTGAAACCGCTTCGCCGGGACCAAACATGCCAATAATCATGTTTTTGGCGCGCTCAATTGCGGGTCCAACGGCGTGGGTGGCGGCACCTTTCCAATTTCCACTTACGGCATGGCCGGCCGCACCAATCAAAGAACCGCCAGCACCTTCTTCGTCTTCTTCAGGATTGGTGCGGATGCCGGTACGAGATCCACGTAACCAATTCGAGTTATTTTGCGCGAACGTCGCTTCGTTCTGCATATCTTGCTGAAATGCCGGAAAGTCATCACCGTAGATCATTTGGGCGACAGATGTCTGATTTGGTGTCGCAAGCAGTCGTCCGGCTGGATTGCCGCCCTTACTCACATCGCCAACTTTATCGACCTGTGCCTTTGCAAATCCAACCTTGGCAAATTGTTTTTCCGAATCAGACATTCCGTCCCAAATCCGCGATGCTTCCTGCGGTTTCATGGTCAGGAAATTTTTGCCAGTTTTCACGGCTTGCATGGATTGAGACGGATCAGCCCAATTATCAAGATACTGGCCATAAGTATCCGAATTTGCGCGAAGTTCCTGTGTCAACGCGTCAGCCGTCTTTGCAATCTCCACCCCTTTTGGTGGAAGGTTTTCCAGCGCGCCAGTGAACGGATTGCGGTATGGTTTTAACAGCTCATTGTATCCCTGTTTCGCAGCATCCAGCATACGGAGCGTAGGAACAGTCCGAGACTCGATGTCAGGATCATCAAAGCTATCGCCATGAAACCACTGTTCTGTTTGCGGGATTTCTTTACCAGTGCGAGCGGCTTCCATGCGAGCAATCGACTTACCAGTCGCCATCGCACTTTGAAATTCAGGCGTTCCCTGTAGCCGTTGTACCAAGTCGCTTTTGACAGGCACGCCGGCAGATTCATCAAGCGCCTGCTGTCGCAACGGGGCGGCAATGGTGTTCCGTTGAGTGCGCAGAGCGTCAATCATTTCGTAGAAATTGGGATCAGCCAGATTGTCCGTAATTGAACCGGCCACGCGCTCTGGCGCACCAGCCTGTCTAGCCGCTGCGAATTTAGAAACGGCGGTTAATGGTGCGCCTGGACGGGAAGCAGCGCGCTCAACAGCAAGCGACGTATTTGCCCCAACATCACCCAACACACCCTGCGGACCTAAATTTGAGAGAACTGTTTGCGCAGTTCCGGGGGTGCTCAAATCATCGCGACCAAGTGCTTTTGTTATTCTCTGTATTGCCGACTGCGTAACGTCTCCGATAGCATTTCCGGCACTATCCAAAATCTGCGGCGCACCACGCAAAAGATTTATAGCCTTGATTCCCAATTCGGTGGCACCTGGAATTGCAACGCCAAGTGCGGAGCCGATTCCGCCCTGCTTTTCCATGCTTGACTGAACGTCTTGCCCAGTCGGCAGGCCGCCAGATTGATCACGCGCGGAGGTGAGACCAGTCGCCATGCCCATCGTTCCGCCCTGCAATCCATACTTAAGATAACGCGGGAGTGATCCGAGAACGCTGCTAACGCCAGAGCTAATTCCATTGAATATAGGGGATGTGAGGCCGCCGGCCATCTCAGCACCATGCCCCATAATGGGGTTTTGCTGCATAGAAGCGTCCGCGCTTTGACCCTGTTGCTTTAAGGCATCATTGAAAGACAATGGTGTAGCGCTGCTTGGGTTAAGCATATTGCCGACGCGATCACCTGCGACCTGTCCAGCCGCGCCAACATAATCAGAACCACCACCCGTCATTCCACGAAGCAGGAGGGCCAGAGTTTTGTCAGATGACAGGGGAACGGACGGCGGAGGCGGCAGAAACGAATCCGTAGCCTTGTGCAGAAGCAGTTTCTTAACAGACGTAGGCGCTCCGGTGCCAGACGTGTTGCCGCTTCCGTTCCACTCATAGGACGTGTCACCCGTAGACGCAGTGGTAGGCGCGGCGACGGGCTCATCGCCCGGAACTGTCGGGGATGCACTCCCGTTGTCATTCCACTCGTAGGTCGGATCAGCCATTACTGCGAACCGGTCAGATAGCTATTGAGCGGGATGAAATGCTTAGCCGAATCCTTCATGTATTTGTCGCCCGCACGCAGGACAACGTTGCCTTTCCTGTCGAACTGATCTTTGTCCGCAACACCAACGCCACCAATCGGCACATCCGGGAAATCAACGCCTTTGACGCCGAATGATTTCAGCCGGTTCTGGACATACCCGGAAAGGGGATGGTCGGCGGTCCATTGCTGGGAGAACTTGGCTAGATCCATAGGACCCGCTGCATACTGATTCGAGAAGTCGTTGTTATACTGCTTCTGCCAATCAATAAGCCCATGCGCCTGAGCAATGATTTCCTTGTTTGCTTCGGGCTGCAAATCTGGGTTCTGCGTAGCTTTGCTCAATCCGGTGATTTCCGTGACGAGTGGCCGTCCACCGATGGCCTTGATCTGGTCGAACACATCCTTGAGGGAGTTTTTGACCATGATTTGAACAGCGGCGGGATTGGCCGTATCCATATTTGGGACATCGAGGCCGATAGACCGCAGTCCGGCAATCACGTCGCCCTTATCCTCGGCCCACGCGCCGGTCTGCAACTTTCCGAGCGTATCCTCAAGAATGCCGAGCCGCTGTTCCTGTTGAGCCATGCCAACATTCGCGTTGGGAACCGTCTCGGCATATTTTGCAGCAATTGCGGCCTGGGTTTTTTGAACGGGCGTAGGCTCAGTTTGAACGCCGACACCACCGCTAGGCTGGGTGGTTGTTGACCCACCACCACCACCAGATTGCGTCCCCGTCGCCGCGCCAAATCCACCACCGCCACCGCCGCCTACAATGGAACTAAGCGGTACCTTTTTCGTAGTGTTCGTAGCCGGATCGAAGGCGTCCACCATCGTGTAGTGAGACCTTACGCCCTCAGACGCTCCGGTTTTAGCGCCCTCAAGCCGCGCCTGCAGTGACGGGTCGTACTGAGCGGCGGTTTTCAAAACATCCATGGCCGCATTGAATCGCGGCGACCCAGCCGGGTATTGGTTTAGGTCCGCCATGGCCTGATTGATCGCAGTCGGCGGAATGACCGAGGATGATACGCCACCACCAGCGGGCGCGCCTGTACCGCCGCCGCTCGGAGGCATACTGCCACCACCCATGGGCGCTGCGGTTGCCCCACCACCCGGCGCAGTCTGACCACCAGGTGGTTGCCCACCAGGCGCACCTTGGCTGCCCATGCCCAGGCCGCCCATCGTGCTGTTGATCTGGTCCTTGGTCATGTACGGCACGAACGGCGCAATGGCCGCGATCTGGTTCCGCGAGGCTTCGGCCTGCTGCAGCCCCATGAGCGCACGCTGTTTCCGCATGGCCAGTAGCGCCTCTATGCCAGCCATCCCTCCCTTGCCGACCGCTTCGCCTGCATAGGGGCTGCCAGAGCCCATCATACCAAACCCGGCCTGTGCGATAGCCAGCGCCTTGTCCTGAGCATTGTCGCCGCCCCCAGCGCCCCCCATGGCCTGCATCTGCTTCTTGGTGGCTGCCAACAGCACAGGGCTGAACCCAGCAAAGCTGCCGAGGCCAGCCGGCGCGGGTGGCTGGTCATCATCGTCGGTTTCGTCGGCCACGGACTGCTTGGCCGAATCCGACCCGATCCGGAAAGCATCGTTCGGCCCACCGCTGGCGTTAACCGGGCGTGGGGCAATCGTCGGTGTCGGCTGGGGTGCCTGTTGCTGGCCCATGGAGGGGGTCTGTGGCCCTGCGGCGCGCATGGCGGCAGCCTTCAGCGTAGCCGGCGCGTTGGACGACAGGGCGGCCAGAATCTGCGATGAGTCGCCACCGCCGAGCCCAGCAAGTGTTACCGGAGCGACCATTTACCTCAACCCCATGGCAAAGCCCAATCCGGCACGTTCAATGTGGCCATAGCTGGCGTTGCGGCCCGGCTTGTCGGATATGCGGCCACCCTTCGCTTTTTTGACAACGCGGCGTTTCGTGATCGCGCCGCCCTTGGCTGCGAACACCCCGGAATTGGACAGCCCGGCGATTGCAGTGCCCGCGCCTGCCAACTGTCCCAATGGTGACGGGGCCAGTTGGCTTGTCGTGGCGGGCGCCGTGCTGGTCGTATTCTGGGTCGTATTGACCGGGAGCCCGTGGATGACGTTCGACAGGTTTCCGATCTGGGTCCATGGGTAATTGACCTGATTCTGGAAGTCCTGATAGGCCGTATCCAGGTTGGACTGGCCCTGCTGCTGTTGCTGCTGGCCGACGGCCTGCAATGCCGCTGAATCTTGGATACCCATATTCTGAGCCTGTTGTGATATCCCAGCCTGGGCCTGTGCAGATGCAATATCGGCTGCGGACTGCGCTTGGGCACCGGACAACCCAAGTTGCCCAGCCGATGAGCCGACACCAGCCAAGCCCTGCCCCGCACCAAGTTGCAACTGGCCCTGCTGTGCGGCTGCGGCAGACAGCCCTTGGCCAAGCGACCCATAGCCCTGACCAAGTGAACCAAGCCCCTGACCCGCTGAGGTCAACTGACCGATATTCGTGTTTTCCAGGCCACCGGCTGTCGCACCCAACTGGCCCTGAAGCCCAAGGTTCGACTCCGCCAACTGGCCGGCGTTCTGGTAGCCCTGATTGAGCAAGCTGGCCTGAGAGTTTTGCAGCGTCTGTTCTTGGTTGTTGATGGCCTGATCCGTCACATCGCCTTGACGTGTGGAACCGAACTGACCCGCCGAGATGAACTGGCCCTGCACCGCTGGCAGGATTTGCTGTTGCAGTTGCAGGTTCGACTGATTGGCGAGCGACTGTAGCGCGCCGTTAAGGTACGGACTGACGTTGGCCTGTGTGGCTTGCGGCAGCGACTGTGAGGCCGCGCCAAGAAATGGAGCCGCTGCAGCTAAGCCGCCACCCTGATCGGCCTGCTGAATACCTTGGTCGATTGTACCCGCACCCTGACCGATAGTCCGCGCCCCCTGTCCAACAAGCCCCGCACCGGCGCCGACAACGTTTGTGTTCGCGGCGTTCCCGAATTGATCCGTTGCGCTGCCAAAGTAGGGAGACGCGGCAGCGATTCCGGACCCAGCGATGCTTGGATCGGCGGCAGCGGCGGCGGTGCCGTAAGCGCTCGTCAAGTTGGCGGTCTGGTCGCCTTGCAGGTTCTGTATCTGCGCCTGCGCCTGTTGCTGGTCCTGCGTCAACGGAGCAATGCGCTGCCCACCGTATGCCTGATACGGCGTTGCCGCAGCCGATTGCGCAGCTGGAATGAGCTGCTGCAGGTACTGCTGATACCACTGCGGCAGGTCCTGTTGTTGGACAACGGTTTGTGTTGCTGGGGTGTTTGTGTCGCCGCTGCCCATAGCTATCTTGCTCCTGCAAGTTCAACTGCGTGGTTTTCGTCCATCGGCTCGCCAATCCAATCGAGATTGAGACTTTTTATGGGCACGTCATTCAGCCACTTTTGAAAAGATAGGTATGATCCGCCGCGCTTCATGGTATGCAATTCGTGAACCGTCCCTGGCGGAACACTTACTTCTGATTTCTGCCTAAATGCTTTCGGAATAGAGATTGTAACATTCAACACATCGACATTCGGATGTGCGTGCGAAGGTATATTCAATCCGGGCGCAGAGATAAATAACTGAACCTGAAACGGCGATTTTGAGTAGAGCGTAACGCCTGCAATGTTTGGCAAAAAACACATAGGTTGCCGTGGTGGATCAAATGGTTTTTGGTCCATCCACCAATCGGCAAATTCCTTGACGGTCGCAGCGCTTGAAACCAACCCTACAAATCCTTCACGAGCGAAACGTTATGAAACCTAAATCCCGGATAGTCTTTTTCCCACTTGCGCCACCCCCACCGACCGTCTTGCTTAAATCTCTGGCACCCAATTTCTCTCGCATGAGCCTCGAGACTTGGCACGAAAGCCATGACGTCTTCCATATGGCCACCGGCGATGAAAATATTTAGTTCCTTCAATCGTGGGTAAATATTGAGATTAGTCACAAGCGCACTGCCTCGGTAAATCCACAAACCCATCTGCCCAGCCATCAAGGCTGCAACAACATCGGTTTCGGTATAGGTACCGCCAAGTCGCTCAATCGACGGCAACAGCGCCTCACGGACGCTGATCCATCGTTCAATCGTGAACTGAACTGGCTGCATCAATGCGTCTGTTGCAGAAATCATATTCACGACGTTCTGATCTCCGAAACATGCTCAGATGTCATGGGGTCGCCAATCCAATCGAGATCAACGCTGGAAGGAGCGATGCCATTTAGCCACTTCTGAAACGAATAGAACGCAACGCCTGATTTTCCTGTACCAAAAGCCGCGTGGTCTTCGCAGGAATCTATGTGCAGCATCCCATGCGAATATTCCTGGTTCGTGGTGCAGAACGCAATGTCTCCACAAATTTGTAGTTCATAAGATTCCACGTTGCGGTGCATGTGATGTGGGACGGTGGTTTCGGGCTTGGCAATGAAAAGCTGAACCTGAAACTGACCTTCGCGATAAAGCACAAGCCCTGCGAAATTCCCGACATGTCTTAACCCATCCTGCGGCGGCATGATCGGGCGATTCTTCAGCCACCACATTGCGAAGCGTTTTGGTGACGCGGCTGGGCTCGCAAAAAGATGTTGGGCGATGGCATTCATGCGTGCGCCGCCGTCTTGTTGATGGCCTTGATAATCTTCTGCGGATTTTTCTTGATGATACGGCGAAGTTTATACATGCGCTTTTGACCGCGCTCGTTGTTGCCACCACCTAGACGATTAATTTCTGCTGCGGTCGCCACGTGCTCACCATTCGAGAGTTGAGCTGGGACCAAATCTTCGCGCGGCCCACCCGGCCCACTCACCTGTCCTTCATGCGGTGCGCCGCCCTTGGCCATCGCATTAAAGCCCTTCAACAGAGCGGCATACTGTGGCGACAACTGCGCAAGGCCAGCGGGCGTAGATGGCGTCTGCTGTTGTGGCGCAGCGGCGGGGGTTGCGGCAGGCGTGGCTGCGTTAGGCGTCCACCCAGCACCATGCGTCAGGTAATCCGCATAGTTACCCACGGGCGCAGGTGCTGACGGCGCGGCTTTCGTCGTAGAGGTTCCGTTCAAGGCGCTGGTAGGAATATTGACCATTCCAACGCCCGGAATATACACGCCGTTTCCAGTTCCTGCCGCACCTTGCGCAGCGGTCGTAGCCGCAACCCCTGCAGGGATCGCCGCAGTCAATGGGTTCACGTTGTCCAGAAACTGATGAACACCGCCCGTCTCTGCATAGTGGAGCGGGTCGCCCGTGTACGGGATGTACTTCCGCACGAACGGCGTCACGAGCGGCAGGTTCAGTGTGTCGTCAGCCGTGGATGTGTTGTCCGGGGTTGTCGTTGCAGGCGTTGATGCGCCACCACTTGCAAAACCCTGAATATCGAACGGTATCTGCATCGGCGGCAGTGTGCTGGATGCCATCGCACCAAGACCCTGAGGCTGGCCGCCAGCAGCCATGTAGTTCGGCGGCGGCGTCAGTGGGTTCACATTGCTCAGGAACGTATGCTGTCCGCCCGTCTCGCCATAGGTGAGTGGATTGCCGGTATACGGAATGTAGCTTTCCGCGTTCGGGGTCACGGGCGGCAGGCTGAATTGTGACTGTTGCGGAGCGGGGGCAGCGCCAGGAATCGGGAGTGGAACCGCAAGTGAGCCCATGCCCGCACCAAGGCCGCCATAACCGCCGATGTGGGAAAGTACACTGGATAACCCGGTCGGGGCGGCAACACTGCCTGCCGTGGCCGCCGGCGTGCCACCAAGAGGCGTGCTCAGTGCCTCGCTGGTATCAGGTACAGATGCCGTCACGCTCGGGATACCAGCCGCACCGCCTGTGGTTCCTGAGGTTGTTCCGCCTGTAGCAACGGCGCTCCCAGTATCTGGGCCTATACTCCCAGCGGCATCAAGGGACGATGCCGCACTGTTTAAGCCATTGCTATATCCAGCAACATTCCATCCTGCACCACTTATGCCCTGGCCCAATTCGCTGCCCGCACCAGATAAAGCTGCGGCTTTTAGTGCATCATTCCAACTGCCCCCGGTTAATTTTGTCGCAGCAGCAGAGGCGGCAGCGGCACCAAGCGGACCGCCGTAAGTAAATCCGGCTATGGCCGCCGCTGCACGCGCCACAGCCTTCAGGATGTTCCCGAATAGCCCATATTCCGGCAGTCCGGTATGCGGATTAACCCGCGTGCCACCCTGTAGATAATCCATCAGATGCGCTTCGTCCGGGGAGACGTGCGCGAGCATAGTATCGGTCCCACGGCCAAGGCCCTGGACTTGCGTAACAGCGTCGGCGATACCGCTCATAGTGAACTCCCGGCCAAAATGCCGCAGAACTGTTCACCCCATGCACGCCAGTCATCGAATTGGTAAGGATTTGGGCATACTACACCCGTAATTGTGGGTAAGCCAACAATGACTGCAGCCCATGGTTTCCAGAGATCGCTGGCCAGGACCGGCATGGGTCCGAATTTATCCATCGTCAGGCAAATCTGATCCGCCCATTGTTTGAGCGTAAAACCGCGCGGGCCGGGAATAATCATGTCCGCATTCTCCCGTCACCGATGCCGATGATGCCGATGAGTTGGCCGCACTGGTAGTTGCCGCCCTGGACGTTGCTGCCAAACCGGATGCGCATTTCACGCCGACCTTCCCGGAAATAGACAACCTGCTGCGCTTGAGGCGCGCCGGTTTGTGAACTCGGAGCGCCAGCCGTATTTCCCGGCGCTGGAAAAGACTGCACGGCACCGCCAGTGTCCGGCGCGGCGGCATTGATGCGGCCCCACATCTGCACGTACATAGCACCGGTCTGAATGAAATCAGGCTCAACCGAATCCAGATAGAGGCTTTTGTTGATAGGCATCAGCCAAGACTCCCGCCAGGGGCTGAAATGACGGCGGTTTCAAAATAGGAATTGATCGCGGTTACGCTGTTGCCGTCTATAGCATCCACGCCGTATTCGTGCTGCCAAAGCTTATAACTCTTGGTGATAACGTCTACGTCCGCGCTGGTCATGATCGGAGAGCGGAATGTCGTTGATTCGTGTGCTGCCGTGCGGAAATTGCTCGGCAATAAGGTGTCATACCATGAGTTTTCACGCACGTTGTAGATCAGGGCATTCGTGCATTCGGTCGCGTTCCCGAACGGGAAGCACCACCAGATTTCACCCCAACGCGTGTTCTTGAAGGCGAATACCTTCTGCGCCGCGTTGTTGTTGAGGTTGTCGAAGAACCAGTTGATGTTCATGTTGTTCGGCACTTCCTGCATCACGCCATTGAACATCAGGAATCGGTCCGCGCCTGCCCAGTAATAAATACCGTCATATTCCAGCGCACTCATAGGCGAGAGAATGGTGGACTGGCTGCTGAGGGTGTCGAACTGGAAGAACGCCGTGCCACCAATGAACGACATGCGGAGAAGCATATCCAAGGACCAGTATATCGCAGCGGGAGCGTTTCCGGCTCCGCCACGGATTGGCAACCCGCGCACGATTTTCTGGCCACTGATACGCGCTGTGCCGCTTCCACTTCCGGCAAAATCGTAGGGCTTATTCGGGACAGACCAGTTGATAGTGCCCGCTGTTCCAAACGTCGTTAGATATGGTTGCACGACACACGCGCCGCCCGACACCATGCTGCCGGTGCTGGTGAGCGGTGCCGTTGACGTAAAGTCGCCAGCCCACACGGCTTGAGCCGTTGTATTGCCGATATCCGTGAGGTTCGGTGCGGCATGTGCCACGAGGACAACGGTCGCACTTGTCGCATCGAATAAACTGTCGAACTGCCAGCAGTTATTTGGATCTGCAACAAATCCCACTGGCGTACGATTGCTGACAATGCTGGGGACGGCGTTGATATTGATCTGCAGTTGGTCCAATCCACCCGACCAACCGCTCGCAATGTAGCTATAGGAAGATTGATCTAAAACAGACACACCACGCGAAACGCCGCTGAGATTGTTGGTCAGCCGACGATAGCCACCGATCTTGCGCGGCATCCCGCGTTGGAAACGGCTCCACAAACCGTCAACGTAATTAGTGCCACCAAGTGCCGTTCCATCGCGACGTATGCCTGGCTGAGAGTTAAGACTGATAGGTGTCGTTTCCATCGATCACCCAAACATAATCGCATAAGAGAATGCGGTAAGATTGCTCGGAACATCGAGGTTAGCCTGCGCGCCCGTTGCCGTTATCGCGCCAGTCCCGCCACCTGTGATCGGAATCGGAGTTGAAAGCCCCATCGTATCGGACAGCAGCAAATTAACGCTGTCACAGTTGTAAATACCCCGCGCACCTTGCGTCAAAACGGGTGGGGATATTTGACCTGCAGTTCCAAACGAAAGGGTGAACGCGCCTGTGGTTTCGTTATCGAAAAAATAGAACTGCACGGTGTTCGGAACGATCACCATCACATTCTGCGAAAGAACCCCGGTAAAGCGATAGCTGTACTGATTGAGCTGGCCACCCGTCAGCGTGTAAGTGAGTCCTGCACCGGTGAGACTAATGGCGATGAAATTGAACGTGAACGTCGCGTTCTTTCCGATGCCGACCGTATACCACGACACGCCGTCCGTGATAAGAATGCAGCTATCCTGAGGGTTAAGGGTCAGCGATACCGCGCCGTTTAAGAGCGCACCCCCGGCATCGGTTATAACCAGCGCGCCCGTACCTTGATTCGATATATTGAAGAACCAGTTTGCGCCTAGAGTTGCTGCGCTCGTTAACGAGAACGATCCGCCACCGCCCGTCCAGACCGCAAGGGCGGCACGCGATCCTGCAACAATGACTTGGTTCGTGTTGTAGCTGGTAACCGGATATTCTTGGTTCAGCGTTGTCGTGATGGCCTTGATGCCAAGACCGGCTAGTGATGCGGCAATGGCGGAAGATGTTCCGCTGCCCAGTTGGAATGTCAGCCACGTGCCGTTGATCGTCCCATTGCCGGAAAGCACAAGTACCCATGCCGTACCGGCCGCTACAGTGAGAATTACACCCCCACCATTATTCAGAACGGTGAATTGATTGGCACCCGTATTGTCGAAAATGCACGCGACACCAATGCTGCCTTGGTTCGCAGGCGGCATCGTGAAGGACAGGCCAGCCGTGGTCTGACACTCGTTGAACCCGGCGACAATGTTAGCGCCGATGTTCGTGTCAACCGGCCATGACAGCGCGGTGTTAGCAACGATGTTGTAGAGTTTGTACGCAACAAACCCCGGATTGATCGTGCCAGCATTAAAGGTGTCTGTATAACTGGTCACGACGTTTTCCTTTGCTGCGTGCGATCAAGGATTTTCTGCAAATCCTCTCCCGACAAAGCCGCCATGTCCCGGTCATAAATCGGCTGCCATACCGCAAGTTCCGTTGCGTTCTTCAGGAACCCGTAAAGCTCGACAAGGCATCCATGCAATAGAGCATTCGGAGCATATGTCGTGAGCCAGTTGGTGACATTCGCCGCATCGAGTTGTGGCGGCAATTCCCAGTAGACGGCCTGAAATGGATAAGCCTGATCCGGTGTTGGAGAAAACCACCAATCGCTATAGCCCATATCCGCGTAGTACTTGGGCTGCGCAACCTGTGTCGCATCCGGCCAATAGGCGCGGACATATTCAAAATCCCGCGTGTAGATAGGAACCCACGTGTTGAAACCAACGCCGGTTCCAATACTCATGGAAATATTTTCACGCCATCCTGTCGGCTTCTGGTAAACGGATAGATTCGCCTGCATTGCAGAAATCGCGAACCGCTGGAACCCCTGAATTTTTAACTCACGGGCAATCTTCCGTTCGGTGAGATTGATGATCGACGGAATCTGCGCGTTGACGGTCGGATCTGATACAGCTTGCCCGCGTTCGATATAATTCTGCAAGTCGGTTTGCAGAGATGTGAATGTCATATTGACGGGCATGTATTACCCCGTAATCGTAGCGGGAGGCCACGACGCCATGATAACCGCAACGTCCTGCGCGCTCATCAGCGGTTGCGCATCGGCCGCATTCGTTTTTTCAAGATAGGCCAGCATCTCGAGAAACTGTCCTGCATGGTCATCGGTATTGACGAGATCAATCTTATTCAACGAGTCATAGACCCATAGGAATGCGTCGTCTTTCCGCAGTCGCGGATAGCGCGCACCTAAGACTTGGCCCACTAGGGCATAGAAGTCCTTGGTCTCAAGTATTTTCTTTGGCCAATATGGGTTGTTTGCATTATTGGGCTGCGGCACAGGTGTAATTGGTGCCGCCGCGTTTGCCCATCCACCTTGGCCGTCCGGGGTAGCGCCTTGCGTTGTACCGTCCTCGACCTGCGTTACCGCCCATGCCGACGTATCAACGCCGGGAAAACGCGCAAGATAATGGGCTGGCGTATCGTTAGGCCAAGGATCAAGCGCGCGCCCTGTTTCAGTGTGAGCGAATGTCGTCATGAATCACCCGAAGAACTGATAGAACGCGTAGCCGTCACCGCCCGTACCGGCGGTGCCTGTGGTGCCTATCGCCGCACCACCGCCACCGCCAAGGCCGCCTGGAGACGCTGTCGCAACGCCGTTCGACACAGCCGCACCACCACCACCAAACGGCGGCGGCAGGTTGGTAGACAATGGGTTGCCAACGCCGGCCGCAGTAGATGACGAAGCAGCACCGCCGCTACCAGCACCGAGTCCGCCCATGCTGGCAGAATTATTTGTTTCACGGATACCACCGCCGCCGCCGCCGGCAGGGGCATAAAATCTATTACTCCCCCCCGTAGTACCAAAACCTACTCCGCTTAGGGCTTGATAAATAAGCGGGACATTCCCGAATCCAATCTGCGCGGTCGCCGTCGCCGTTGTAGATATAGCAGCCGCAGCATCTGGCTGCGCTTGGCCCAGAAAGAATCCTAAGCCCGCTGTCGTAGCATTCACTACACCAGCCGAGGCCGCGCCGCCGCCGCCCGAAGCAATCGTACCCGCGCTTATTGCCCCCGACGCAAAATTAACGCCGCCACCACCAGACGCGCATGAGGTTGTGCCGCCTGTAATCGTACCAGATGCGCCGCGCAGGCCAGCACCGCCCGACGCGCCGAGGATACCCGATACACCGCCCGAGGCCGCGCCTGTGCCGAGCGGATGGCCTGGAGCACCACCCCCGGTGGCCCCTGGGTTTCCTGTCGTCGCTGTTCCCGATGCGCCGCCTGAAGAATTTATGGAACCACCAGTCGCGGTCCCACCAGCAACACCGGCTTGCGTGCCGGCACCCTTGGTTCCTGCGGCACCGCCATTAGAAATCATCGAAATTCCAGACGCAGATGAAACTATAGTAGTATTCCCACCTGCCGATCCACTCCCGTTGACGCCACCAGGACCACCTGCGCCGATGGTAAAGGTGATTGTCTCGCCGGGGATAACAGCGTGAACATCTTCGCTATAGCCGCCGCCACCACCACCAACGCCCTTATCGGTCGCCGTTGTTGATCCGCCACCGCCACCACCAGCACCCATTCCCCCAAGCCACACACGCTTAGCCCATGTCGGAACCGTAATGACAACGGTTTGTGTGCCCAGAAAATTTATAAGGCCAGCCCGCGCCGATGGCGATAGTGGCGCTGCTGTTAATCCAGGACTAAACGGGAAACTCACTTAAAAACTTCCTGTGCTTGTATATGTACGTGCAATAAATCCAGTAACGGCTAACCCTGTCGTGGCTGTCGTCCAGATTCCGAATTGACCACCATTTGCAACAGAGGCATTTCCGCTATAGATGACCTGCACCGATCCGGCGCTAATCGAATAAGGCATACTCAGCGTGGTCGCGGTCGTGCCGAGTTGGCCATATGCGACAAGGGCCGTGAGAGAGTTGTTGGCCACTGTAACGAACAGAACGTCCTGATTTTTATCGACGTTCGCCGTATGGATATTCGTGCCGCCACCCGTGGCCGTTGTCGCTGTAATCAGAATGACGGGACTTGATGCCGTCGCAGCACTGAACGGATAAAATTCAGTTGACGGGCTCGCGCCGATATCGCGGCCTAAGTTATTCGTCATGTCAGTTCCACCACGCTGATTGCGGCTGTGAGACCAGTTGTCGCATACGGCGTGACGTAGATACCGCCCCCAGTCGGCAGCATATGCTTCTCGATACCAATCACGACAAAGCTACCGCCTGGATCAATCGGCGTCCGTTTACCTGCTATATCCCACGCGGTCGTGCCGTCCCAAATCTGAACATCTACCCAGTTGCGCACCCCGGCGGTGGTGGATGTATTCGCAACCGTCATCGCTACCATCTGCGCTCGGGTCGTTACAGCGGATGGGACGATGTACGCACCTACGGTCGCAGTCGTGGTCGCCGTAAGCGCGGATGCTTTGAAAACATACTGCGTTGCTGTAATTGTCATATCAGCTCGCTGTTAAAATTGCTGTCCACGCCGAACTGGCCGTGGTGGCGGCCTGTGATTGCCATTATACGTCCTGCGCTTCAACCCAATCCGGCTGTGTCTTTAGCCACGCATAGCACTTCACCACGTCAATCTCGCCGTTGGTGGTGATCGCCGATGAAGTCAACGCATCGAATGAATAGCGTAGACCATCTCCGATTTTGACTTGCTGAAGTGCGTTGCAGGCGTTGACCGCGTTTTGAAGATCAATCTGCGCGAGTTGCAGCGTGGCGCGTGGTCCGATGCTCGCGGCTTCCTTGGCCTTAATCTTATCGTCTGTGTCGCCGACAGATGGCAAGAATGCTTTCAGCGCGGCATCAGCGGCTTGGAATGCTGTGGACTTGGCGACGAAATCCGCCTGCGCGGTAGCGAACGCCGCCCGCGTGGCCTGATCTTTCCAGATCGCAACACCAAAGCCGCCAGCGAGTGCCAGCTTATCGAATACGGGCGCAACGATCATGCAGTAGGCGGCTGGGATCGCAAAGTCGCCAGCGCCGGGAATGGGGATCGTGAAAGATTTAACGAGAGCCATGTTGGTTTCCTATGCGAATGTGGCAACGCCAGCGTTGCTGTAGAGCGTGCCTGTTGCGAGACCTGCCGAAGATGTTGGCGGGGTGATAGTCAGGTTGGTTTTTGCCGATTGCATCGAGAGCGCCATCGTGGCGACCGGCGTTCCCGCCGTCGTGCTGGTGTACCAAGTATGGGAGGCGACGTTATAGGTGGTGCCGCGTGTGATGGAGTAGGCCGTCGTCGCGGCTGACAGATCGTCTTTTGTCGCTTGGATTTGGTAGTTATTGGAGACGAGAACGGCATCCCAGGTCTTGAGGTCAGTCCCCGATGCTGTTGCAACTAGCTGCAAGTCTGGATTAGCTGCCGCTGAGAAAGCATATCGGCTGTTTGGCGCAACGAAATTAAGACCGCCGCCGCTTGCCCCAATCGTCGGGTTGGTGCTAGAGCCGCTGACGGTGATAGAGTGAGTAGAGCCGGTACCGAGCGATGCTGTCCCGCTAACCCCGAACGTCCCCGTCACCGAGCTATTCGCCCCGGCAGAGAAGCCGCCGGTGAGGGTGGAGAGGCCGGTGACGGAGAGTGTGCTGTTGAAGTCTCCGGTCGTTCCGGCGATTGATCCACGAGTTGTGGCGCCAATGGTCATATTGTTGATCGCACCGGTCGTATTCGGCGATATTGTAACGGAGCCCAGGCCACTCGGAGATAGATTAACATTCGCAGCCGCAGTAATGCTGATCGTCGTGTCTGCTATTGAGCCGCCCGTGATCGCAACGGTCGCGGCATTCTGCAGCGACATATTTCCAAGACCGAGATTCGTATTCACGAATGCCGCTATCTGAGTCGAAAGCGGCCTGTAGGTTTGACTTGCAGTTGCGGACCATGCGGCAAAGGAATCGCCGGCCAAAACCGCGTTTTGCGTTGGCAGTTGGACAATCGTCACATTCGGCGTGGTGAGTTGGTTGCTCACGGCACCGGCTCCGGGTTTTTGAACGAGACGATGTTGTGGGCCAGCCAGAAGTCGGGGCCGTCCGCGAGGTATTGCCCGTTCTCAGTCACGAGGTAGCCGTAACCGCTATAGGTTGCGCCGATGGCTTCGGGGCGTGGGTTAACCACGGGAACGGGGTCTGGGAATAGGACGAGACGTTTGAAGTATGGCTGCGGCACGTCATCGCAGGTTCCGCAGACGAGCAGACCATCCCACTGAGGCGTCATGCCGCCTTTGTACTGCATGTGTTTGGTGAGGGATGACCTATTAACTTGGAATCCACACCCATCGCAAACTGCAGCGGCCTGCGGGTTGTTTACGTCAATCTTGTAAGGCTTGCGCACCTTGCGGCGCAGTGGATTTGCGTTACCGTAGACCATTATCCGAATCTCCGTCCCATTGTATCCGGCACGATACGCATCGGAACGTTCTCGGTGTCTTCAGTCGCGGCGGCTCCGTAAGCTTCATCAGAAAGTGTTTTCAAAGCAATGGCGCGCTCAGGGGCGAACTTTACAGCCAAGCGATACGCACAAGCCGAAGCAAGCGCATCCATCCAACGCTGCGGAATGTTCATGGTGTTCGTATAAGCGCCTGGGTCTTGAACCATGTTGGCGCTGTAGTAGACAATAGAGACTGTATTATCTTGGCATGTCGGCCAAACGTAGCAATTTGGAACTATAGTTCTTTCAAGATAGAATTGTACTGGTCGCGAACCTTGCTGCGCTTTGTTTGGCAATGCCAAATATTCAGCACGCGAGATTGGCGAAATAACCAAGTCGGTATTAACGCCGCTCGAATCTGTGGTGCGGGTGGCGGCCTGCAGGATGAAAAGCTGCTGGGATGTCATCGCAAAGCTTTGTAGTCCAGTCGTCAGCGGCTGAATATTCAGCACGACAGTCCACAAATTTACGGGGCGATTTGCCCAATCTGATATCACATATCCAGCCGTCCGCCGTGCAGAGTCCAAGTCATTCGCAGACAAGGTGCTGGCATCTCGGCCTATGCGTTCAAAGGCCTCGGTGAAAACTTCGTCAATTCCGGTGGTAACACCAAAATTATATGTTCCAGACGAAACGATAGTGACACCTACTTCTTAAATCCACGCAACGTCTTCGCCAAGTTTGCTTCCTTGCGCTCGGTAGAGTTTTTCGAATGTTCTGCCTTGGCAAGTTTCTTCTCCGGAATCTTTTCGCCTTCCGGAACATGCAGTTTGCGGTGAAGTGCGCCTTTGTTTTCGGTGGCCTTAGCGATCCAACCACCCTCAGCGCACTTAATCCCGCTGTCCTCGCCGCGCATTTCCATCTTGCGTTCGCGGCCCATGGCTACTTGCCCTTATGGTGCTTGCTGCCGTGGGTGTGGTGCTTCTTGGCATGATGAACACCTCCGCCGTGGGCCAACGCATCGCCCATTTCGCCGTCTTCCTCATGCGATTCCATGTCCTCATCTTCGGCATGGGGATGGCCACCCTTGGCGTAACCGTTGCCGGGACCAAATCCCATCAGCGAGGAAGTCTTGTGCGAATGGTCATGCTTGTGCTTCGCGGTGTGACCACCGGACTCAAAGCCGTCGCCACGGAAGCCGTCGCCTTCGTGGGCCGCTCCGCCAATGCTCTTTTTCATAGTGCAGTTCCTTTCATGTTAAACGCCCAGAAGATCCGCGTAGACGAAAATTTGCGAATTTGGTGCAGTGCTGGCCAGCGTAGTCACCTGGACCACAAGCTGTGTCGAAGTTGAAATCCCACTCGCCAGTGTCACGACCTGATCCAGGAATGCAGTCGTTGCGGAAAGCCCCGTAACAACAAGCGCCCCTGTGATCGCAGAACCACCGCCGTTGATCGCCGTGCGCAGCGTGGCCACTGTTATGACGGTCGCAAGAGCCGACGTAAGCGGTAAGCCCCATGTCACCCGGCGCACGATATAATTGCCAAGGTTCACGCTGTTATTCATCGTCAGGAGCTGGTCTCCCGAAGCCGTCAACGCGAGTGCTGTTGAGTACGCGATCAGCCGCGTCGGAACATCGCCCGCGTTGAACAATCCGCCCGATGTTCCAATCAGCGTTTGGTTTGCGCCAATCGTGGTCAGTCCCGTACCACCATTGGCAACAGGAAGCGTGCCCGTCAACGCCGCTGCTGATGGTGCTACCGCCGATACGCCAGAGAAGAATAAATTAGATATGGCTACACCCCCGTCTGGATGTAGTTCACTGTGGATACCGCCGTTGCGCCAGCAATCTGTGTCGGCACGCAAATCGCGCGCGTGAAACGCACTGGCATTGCATAGTTGGATTGCTGAGCCGCGACAACCGCAACAAGCGTGGCGTGGTTGAAGATATTTACCGGTGCCGCAGCATTGGCATCGTCCGGGGTATCCTGGATCGTAATCGGGCCGGATGTTGCTGGATTGACCGAGATAGCGATATTGAACGGGTTGGAAAAAATTTGGGTTTCGATCCAGCGGCTGCTCCCAGTAGCGCCGATGCCAACCGTAAAGTTGCCCATCGAGGCCGACGTTTGAACAGCCGTGATAATGGTGAAATCCGTCCCGCTGCCGGTGGCCGTGAAATCGCTTGCAGTTGAACTTCCACCAGACGCACCGAGAAAGGATGCTGTCTGCGCAATTCCGCGCGCATCGAATCCGACAACGGTAAACACTACACCAGTCGCAGACGAAGTTGCGCTAATCGTCACGGGACGCGCAATGCCGGAGAGCGTGAAAGGCTTATTGGTGAGATAGCTGCCAGAGGTGGCCGTCGTGGCAGATGGCGTCAGGTTCCCAATCGGCGCAAGGCTGCCGTTGAGAATAACACCGCCGCCAGCCGATGCCGTAATGGACTGGGTTGCGGCGATGGCATTAACGGACGCTGCCGGGAAACTGAACGTGATCTCGCGCAACTAAGTCTCCTCATTGGGACAGCAGAGAACCGTTCGGCTTTGCCCCGGGTACAGCCTGTAGCCCAGAAAGTTGGTGATATTGAGGGCCGACATGCCCAAGCGGCGCTTGGTTTTGCGTGTGGTTGTCCCAAGCCTGCTGATTTGCCGGGATGAATTGTCCGGCCAGCGCATTGTTCTGAAATGCCGATTGCGATTCCACCTGCGCTGGGCTCGCGATCTTCAACTCCACAATATTCACCTGCGGCGTCGGATTCCGCACGCGCTCGATGTGCGCAAGAATCTCGGTCGTGTTCATCAGCTTGCCGCCATTAACCGGGGGCGCGAGTGGGTGCTGGAACCAGCCATAGGGATGCTGACCGCAGTGCATGTCCATCAAGGTAGAATGCTGCCCAATGGAGAACTTGATGCCGCGCTCAGAGCCAAGGCCCATCCAGAACTCGCAGCAAGCGCGGCCAGATTCAGCAAGGTGGACATCCGGGTACGAGAAATCGCAGCCGAAAAGGCCGATTTCGTTGTAACCCTCAGCCATGGCCAGCGCGATTGCGTAGGACACTGACGTATTGAAATAAGAGATGCCGCCCCACGCCACGACCCTATCCATGGGGTAGACCACATGGTTCGGGTAATGCGGATGCGGATGCGACGTGTAGAACGGGATATTATCTTTCAGCGCGTTGTCGCACATATCCTTGACGGTCGGGATGCCAAGGTAGGCGTGAACCGGATCTATGTGGATGATGCGGTTGCAGCGGATGACCGCACCCATGTAGTTGATGGTCCAGATTTCCGCGTCTTTCAGGATGTCCGGGCGATTCTCAACAAGCTGCGCCGTGAAGAAGTCGTTCCGGCTCGAACCCATGGCAATGATGTTCACAGCCTTGCGGTTGGACCCGAGAGTAACAGGCGACGGCTGGGCGGATTGATGCGGTTCTACCACGCGATATTCCTATCCTTGGGGGTTCGGCCAAAATGGCTACCCACCCAAGGTATCATATTAATTGCTGAATGGAAGCGGACCATAGGTATTCGCGGTGGTATCGTTACCGGGCACGATCATGTTCCGAGGCGTCGTTGCCGAGAAAATCGGGTTGACCTGCAAGATGGTGAAGAAGGTGGTGCCGTTCGCTAAGTTGCCGGTCGGCAGCTGAACGGTACCGCGCGGACCGCTCGCAGAGGCCGTCATAACGAATGTTGGCAACTGGCCAGCGGTGATAACGGCGGCAGCACCCGAAGCCGTGGACGCAGTGGCATCGGCACCACCAAAAGCCATGCTCGCGATAAAGCCAGCGTTGGGAATGCGGTACGGCACGTCATAAACGTCGCTGGTGCCGATTGAGGTATTGGCCGTGACTAACCCCACGACAGAGGCGGTCGTAATCGTTTTGAAGCACTGGTTAGATAGAACCGTCGCGGCAATGCCCGGACCAATGCCGCTCCACGTCATCGGAGCGCCATAGAAGTCAGTACCTCGCAACGTGAAGACACAGGTCGCCAGAGTAGTCGTGGCCGTCGATGAGATGGCGATGCCGCGTGGCACGTCCAGGGTTGCCACGCCGCCAGAGACCAGCGAGCCGGACATGGACAGCGTGCCGCCGCCAGTCGCCTGCTGGGAAGCTACGATGCCAGACGGAAGCGCCGTAGCAGGCGCGCCGCCAGAGGCCGACGTGGGGATGTATGCGAAGATGGGCGTAACAACCGCACCCATGTTCTCGGTATCGCGTGCAGAGCCGCCCGTGGGCATCTGAACGCGGTTATAGGTTGCACCGCCTTGGGAAATAATGTCGCCGAAGTTGGTCATGTGGCGACTCCTTACAGAGTACCGGACGAGGCGTAGGTGGCGCGGAAGTTGCTAATGCCGAAGCTGTAGCGAGCGATGGCCTTAGCGAGTAGGTTGTCGGTAGGGAAGTCCGAAAAAATGCTCGTCTCGTACGGCTCACGATCATAGTATTTGAAACCGTTCTTCGCATTCGTGAGCAGGAACCACGCCGACGTATCGGACAGGAACTGATTGACCCGGTAACCCATGGGCACGGCGTTGACGTTGTAGACAGCCGAGATGTCGTTGTTGGCGGTGCCGGTACGGAACTGCGAGTTCAGCAGCCGGTTGGCCGTCCACTGAAGCTGCGGCGGGACAATCATCTTCTGCGGCTGAACCATGACACGCAGGCCAGCGGCATTCTTGAACTGCTGGATCGTGACGAGTCCGTCTTGCAGAGAGGTTTCGTTGAGGTCGGTCTGAACGGTCGGCGTATTCGCCACGGTGCCGGACAGGATCGGGTGAGACGTTGAGTAAATCGCCGCGCCGTCACCAATCGGGAAGCTGGTGGAAAACCCGTTGTTCAGCACGCTGGCACCGAGAACTTCCTTGGATTGGTCCAGGGAGTCCTTGAGCGCGATAGCCTGCTGCGGGAAGTCCTTTTTGTAGAGGTTGTCCTTGATCGCCTGGCGCGTGACGACGAAGCCGGCCGAGACGTATTTGTTGACGTACTGGGTGACGAACATCTGTCCCATGTCTTGGAACTGAGTCGGCGAACCTTCCTGCCGGATCGCGCCGAGGCCCATCAGGCGGACTTCGACTTCGATTTCCACTGATTTGTCCGAAGTGTGTTTCTCGAAGATTTCGGACCACTGCGGCGGATACATTTCGGTATCCGCGAATACGGACGCCAAACCTGGACGGAGCAGGTTGGCAATGGCGGTTGTGTTGATGACCATTGTTCTGTGCTCCTTACACGGCCCGGATGGAGCCGGCGCGCATCACGCCGTTGTCCATCTGGACTAGCCAGTTTGCGAAAGCGCCGACCGTACCTTGACCGCCGTTGAGGGTCGGAGTGACCGCAGGAACGCCGAGTTCGATGGTTGGATCGACCGCGAGGATTTTGACGGAACCAACCAGCGTGGTGGCCGTCGTGGTGTTGTCCAGTGACGTGCCCGATAGGCCAGTGACCGTGCTGCCCGCCGTGAACAGGAAGTTCGCATTCAGGCCGACAGCGCCCTGGGTGAGCGGAGTGCCCGACGCGCCGGTGTTGGACGTTTCCTGGATGGTGTAGGTCTGCCAGGGATCGTCAATGACCATGGCGACCGGGGTTGTGCCGGCAATGACACCGGGATTGCCGGGCCAGAACGGGAAGCTGATCTGCGAGATGTTGTTCGCGATCTGATACTTGGTGCCCATGAACACGCCAAGCCACGCGCTGGATGCGGTGGCCCGGGTCACGGTGCCGAGTGTGGAAAACGTTACCGGGTCGCCGGTAAAGATCGTATTCGCGTCCGTCGCGGTGATCGGGTACTCCGTCGTCTGCCCGTTCCAGGGCGCGCTAATGGAGGACCGTGCGACTTGGAACCCGCGCGGCTGATTGACGCCATATGTCATGTGATAGCTCCTGCGTTGAACAAAGCGACTGTGTGTCGTTGTTCCGCGTGTCCGGGCGGTGAACGGCAGGGATACGTAGACCCTGATCGCCGGAAGGAGCCGGTTGGTTGATACGTTAACAACCATCGGAGAGCGTGTCGCTGAATACTACAGGTAGCGACTGCTTATGGTTGTCACACAATTCCGTTGCGTGCAAGAGGAAAAAGCAAATCCCGCCGCAGGGGTCTGCGGCGGGATCAGAGACGGGAAGATGGACCAATCGATGCGGCACGGGGAATGCCACGGACGAAAGGATGCTCGCAAATCCAGGGTTCGTCAAGCCTTATGCGGCAATCGTCATTCCGACCCTCTCCAGTGGCGTCAATTCGTTGAAGCGATCACGCCAAAGACAGCTATATCGCATCCGCGCTGACCAAATGCCGTGCATTAAGTTTGTTTCTGGGAACTCTCTCCACACAAACAATACTGGCTTTGTATCAACCTCAAAATCGCTCGGAGGCGTTAACTCCATATAGCGGAACCAGAGCGCCCGAATTGCATGTTCCTCAGTGAATATCAGAGGATGTTTGTCACAATTCAAACCCTCGACTTCAAAGCCGCACGGTCTGAGAACGCGGTGCCTTAACTCAACATTCCCATAATCTTCATATTTTTCACGCGAATTATAGCTTTCGCGAACCACCGGCCACCGTGCATCAATCATAGCCCTCAGTTCATCTGGCGTTGTTGGATAAGTCACCTAAGCCTCCGCTACGGAATCTTCCTTGAACTCCGCAGATTTGTCGCGGTTCACGCCGCCAAGCGTTACATCCGTATCGTTCTGCAGGACACGAGCCGTACCGACGCCGCGTTCCTCTACGTAGTCCTTAAATGAACTCATTTGCGCCGCCGTTTCGGATTCGATGTATTTGCGGTCGCGGATCACGTCGCGAGTTTGACGCTGGCAGAGACACAGACCGCCGAAAATAATGGATTCGTCGTTTGCTGCGGAATGTCCAGGAATCGGCAGAGACGGGAACAAATCGCCGTAATCCGCACGTTTGCATGGCACCCAGCCGTCACGGATGCGCTTCGACCAATTCATGTTATTGACGGCACCCTCAACCTCAAACGCAACCCAGCGCAGGGTCATGCCAGGAGGCCAACGGCCCTTGGGCACATACAGCGCCGAACGCTGATAGTCGGCGGCAACTTCTCGGGCAGAGCGGGCGCGGGTTGCGGCAACGCGCGGGGTGCGGCTGTCCTGCGGCGATTCCTCGTCGCGGATTTTACGCGGGCGTCCACGTTGGGCCATGATTTAGGCTCTCCTCTGTTTTTCGTTTTCGGTTTCGCGCTGAAAGTCCTGGTTATAGCGGAGCAGCGTGTCGCGATCAGACATCTTCTGGCCAGCCTTGGCATGGCCTTGAGGATATCGGTAGGCCAAAACGCCAGCGTCCCGGAGTGACAACGCGACGGCTGCGTGCTCGCCTGGGATGGTGACTTTGTTGGGATTCTTGGTGCCGTTGCCTTGGCCGGGAACCCCGGTACGGGTGGCCGGTGCGACAGGCTGCCGCGTGGTGGACATGGGGATTCTCCGTTGCGGTTGGGGCTGTTCGATAACGACGGGTTCTTCATCCTGCTCATCGCCGAAGATGCCGTTCAGTTCGTCGGTGATGGCTTCAAAGTATTCCGGCGATTCAACTTTGAAATCATAGCGCCCGGCTTTGATGCCATGGGATAGTTTTTTGTGAACCAGCATCGCGGCGTCGTGCATTTCAGCATCGAAATCAGGGTTGGCGACGGGCTTACCATTGACGATCAGGGGGGTTCCGTTGTTGCCCATCTTGAACGGGTGGAACCACGAGTTTTCGGCCATCCATTCTTGGACCGGCTCGGAAAGCGGTGCAAATTGTGGGGCTTGCTGCTGCGGTTGCTGCTGGCGTGGCTGTTCCGGGGCGGCTTTCTGCGATTCCTTCAGGGCTTCCAGGTCAGCCAGCCGCGATGACGTGACCGCGATCAGTTCATCGGCCTGCATTTCGGCGGTTACGTCTTGGCTTTGACGGGCCGCGACCTTGGCAGAGCGGGCCTTATCGCGTTCAGACTTCAGCCACGCCTCGTGGTTCTTGATTGTGGCTTCGTCAGCCGTTGCGCGCTGCTTTTCAGCCTCGACGGCGCGCGCTTCGGCAGCAATCGCGCGGCGTTCGGCTTCTTCAGCACGCTGCGTTGCGGCAGCGGCGGCGTGGGTGGCCGATTCAATGCGGGCATCACGGCGCGAGGTTTTTCTGGGTTTAGGCTCGGTGGCGACAACCGGTTCCGGTTCACCGCCATCCTCGCCAATCTCTACCGGTGGCAAACCGTCGTCTTGGCCGACTTCCACTTCTTGCTCGGTTGGCGGGAGAGGCGGCGTAAGAATGTCCGGATCAAGTTGAATTGATGTATCGCTCATGGGCTACCTCATGCGTAGTAAAATCAGGTTTTGTAATCGGGGTGTCCGTCGATCCAGTCGGACGGCTCGTCAATGACTTCCAGGATGTTGTCATCGGCAACCAGGGCCAGAGCCACACCGCGATAGGTGGTGCGGATGAGATTGCCGCGTGAGATGCGCACCCAATCGCCAACCTTGCACCACGGCGCCGGGAAGCGCGGCTTCTCGTAGCACTGCGAACCCATGGCAACCACGAGGCCCGTGCCGGAGCGGTATTTGTCTTCGGCGGTGACGGATGGTGGCAGGTAAAGCGTAACCTCTTTGCCGTCCGCACCCATGACGGTTTTCAGTTCCTCGGGGCGCACATAGATTTTGAGGACGATATGGTAGCCGCACGGACGGCCCGCATATCGCTTGCCGCACATCTCGACAAACTGTTGGTCGATAATCTTTTGGACTTCGGCTTCTTCGTGCGACTCAATGAAGCTGATTGGCTTTGCAGTAGCCGTACTTTGCAGCGCAGACAAATCAATCGCGGTAAGTTCTTCGGGGTTGATCTCGTTCATTAGTACGCCTTTACGATTTTGCGTTGAGTCTGAGCCGCTTCTTCCGGCTGAGGATCGGTAAGCTTCTTATATGCCGCCGTGACCACCCGGATTGCCTCGCCATAAGCGCGGGCTTCAGCAAGGTTTTCAATGGTCACCAGCGCGATTTCCTCAACCGAGGATGCTGGCAAATCCTTCGTTGCTGGGCGAGCGCGCACATTCACAGCTTGCGATACGCGGGCATCGGCGCGGTTTTGCAGTTCTTCGGAGATAAGTTTGCGGAATGCGTCGAGGCTCATGCTTGATTGCTCATGCGGCGTGTTTTCTGCGTTCTTCAACCGGGAGCGCCAAAAAATGCGCCATGGATTTATTCAGAGCCGATAGAAGTTTCTCGTATTCAAACGTTCCGGGATTAGCCTTCTGGTGCGAAAACCCTAACTGCCATTCTTGGCCATCCTGGAAGATGTGGGCCTTCGTCTGGTGCGGTTCGACCGCTACCTTCCATGTCGGATAGGTACCGAGATAGTCGATAACTGCCTGCATCCGGATCGCGTCGATTTGGCTCATGGTGAGCGCCATGGTTAGCCCCCGCGAATAGCATTCTTGCCCCGCGATCTAACCTTAATTGGCTCTTTCGCGCTTGGAATATGCGGCTTTGATATAGAACCATCTTCGCTCATGGCGCCGTGGTTGATCTTGCCAGCGCCGCCGGCCGCATAACCCTTCACGCCACCGCCGGCTTTATAGTGATGATGGTGAACGTGGACATGGCGCTCTGACTTCACGCCCCCACCCTTGGCCATCGCAATGTTGTCTTTGCCAGTGTGGCCATGGAGTTTTTCTTTGCCGTCCATGCCGGGATTGATCTGATCGCCGGGGACGCCGACGGCGCGTTTCTTGCCGTGGGATTCCAGTGGGATGGCACCAACTGCCGGGCCTTTCTTCAGCGTGCCCGTAGGCTTGCCTGCGTTATCGCCCTCTTTCTTCACAGGACCACCCTTGGCATATTTCGCGGTCTTGTTGCGCGGATGGCCGCCCTTCTTCATCCCACCACCGCCAAGCGTGGGGGGCGGCGTTGCCATCGGTGAGCCTTGTGCGGGCATCGGCATGGATGCGGCTTCCGGCATTGCGCCAGGTCCGGGACCAGCCATCGCACCGAGCGGGCTTGCCATGAGCGATTTCATGCCGCCCTTTTCGCCGCGCACGACGGTTTTCTTCGGATGCATACTGAGGCGCGCATGGGGGAGTCGGACATGGAGTTTGCCGCCAACCGCCAACTTTTCGGGGGCTTTTGGCTTGCCGCCGTGAGCATAGCCGATGTCTTTGGCCAGCTTCTGAGCGTTTGCGTACCCGCTAGAGTAACTGTCGTTTTTTGCCACGGCGTCCTCCTATTGGACGGTTTTGGTTGTCGGTGCGGTCGGACGTGCAGTCCCACCGCCAAACTGTTTCGCGGCCAACCCAGCCGCGTTCTTACGTTGGTCGGCCATACGCTGGTTCTGGCCTTTGAGCAGTTCCACGGTGATTCGGTTCTGGCGGTTTTTCTCGCCGTCCACGAACTTCATGTGGGCGTTGTATGCGGCGATTTGCTTCTTCGCCTCGGTTTCCGCCATGTCGGCTTGGACCTTAGACGCCTCAACCTCAATCTGCTTCATAGCAATCTCGGCATCGGTGGGTTGCGCACCCTGCGGCTGGTTGAGCGCCGTCATGGCCTTGGCCGTCAGCATCGCAATATGGTTCTCGATCTGCGGCGGAAGCTTTGTGCCAGCAGGCGGAAGTTCGATGCCCAACTGTTTCTGCACGTTGACGCGCATCTGCATGGCCATGTGTTCGGCGACGTGCGCCTGCATGGCCGGAATGGACTGTGCCAGCGGTTGGTGCGCGGCAATATGAGCCTTGTGGTCCTGGTACTCAGCGGCCTTCAGCGGGACGCCTTGCAGCGCGTTTTCGTTCTCGCTTAGCGGATCTGACGGTACGGCCTGCTTCGGCGGTGGCAACACAGCGTTGATGCGGCCTTCGTCCACGCCCATCTCGATCAATGCTTGGCGGTATGTCTGATAGCCATCGAACAGGTTTTTCTGGTCCTGTTGCATGAAGCGCATGATCGCTTCGGCGCGGGTGACGCGCTGGGCATAGGACGTGATATTGGGGTCAGAAACCGGGATAACGTTGATGGACGATGAGAAGTCCGTTTTCATGATCGACATGGCACCGCCAGCGACTGGGAACGGATATGGCTTCTCCGGCAAATATTGGCCGAATAACGCGTGGAATATCTTGAACTCACGCCGGAAAGCGCGATGTGCCGTCTTTATCGTTGACGACATGATCTTGTTCGCGGCTTCAAGCAACGCTAGCGTAGTGCCGACCGGAGCGTCTTGGCGGCCATCGCCAACAGATAGTTCCGTAGTAGACCCTAGTCCGCGCGCATTCTCCCGCATGGTGGTCCAGAGCTGAAACGATACCTCGGATGCGCCCTTATAGGGCATTGGGGCCACAGCCTGATTGATCGGCAAGCCGCCCGTATCAATCTCGCGGAACTCACACGGGCCAATCAGGATATTGTTGTCGTCAATCCGCATCCCCTTGACCCGGAGGCCGCCCGGGAACATCGAGAGCGTCTCGGCGTCCGTCATCTGGCGTAACAGACCCGTTGCCGACTGCGCCTGGTTCCCGAGAATGTGCGCGTAACCAATGCCGTAGAAGCCGAGGCCAGGGATGAAGCGGAAGTGGGTGAAATATTGAATCTTCGAGAATGCGTCGTCTCCATCGCGCCAGTTGCGGCGGATGGCTAGCACCTTCATCGTGGCCGTATCAATCGTGATGATGTAGGGCAGCGGGAGGCCAGTAGGCTTCTCATCTATTTCGTGCTCAAAGCCGTCCAGGTCCCAATCGACGTGGCATTCAAAGAGTTGGTATTGCTTGTCCGCATCGTTGAGGTTGCTGCCCTGTGACTTGGAAAGACCGACAATGCTGTCAATCGCCTGACGGATGGTATCGCTGGTACCCGAGTTTGCCGTATCGGGGTCGCCAAGTTCGATGTCGCGGTAAAACCCGCTCAGTTGCAGTTGCCGGATGGACTTGTATGGCATTTCCAGGATGTGAGTCGCCCGGGTGCACGTCTCCATCTCGGAATCGGCGTAGTAGCTAACGATGAACTTGTCTGGCGTGATGAATGGGGAAACGGGGCGGTTCAGGATCGGGTCCTGGTAGGTTTTCTTGAACACCGACCCAGCGATTGCCCGCCACAGCAGCATCTGGGTGGTCTGTTCCTGCCACTCGGGGGCACCCTCGGTCAGGTAGAAGTTCATGAACTCCTTAACCCGCGATGCTTGGGCTTCGGTGTCGGCATTCGGGATGCCGATGATCTGGGTTTTGACGGGTCCGCCTGCCGGCAGAAGTTCGCCCGATGAATTGGCTAAGTCGCGGATCACGGCTTCCAGCATGAGCGGGTCGAATACGCCGCTGGCACCGTCGAAGGGGTAAGTGCGGAGGTCTGTTTTGAGCCCCAGGTATTCCAGGCCAGTGGTCAGGCCCTGTTCCCATTCCGCCCGGGACCGCTTATCCTCGGCAACAGCGTCGATAAGCTGCTGCGCAATCGTATTTAACGTTGTCTCGTCAATGTGTTCGGCAAGGTTGGCGTCGTGGACGGTGGGGTCGCCCTCAACCGGCTGCGACAGGTCCAGGACGATGTTGCCGTCCGCGTCCTTCTCCATGTCGGCGGCGTCTTGGGGCTGCTCGTCGGGGGTAATCTCAACGTCAGATGGGTCCTCGTCCATTGATGGATGAGGAGCGCCGTTGAGCACTGAATCAAGAGTTTGCGAACTGAGGTTCGACACTTACCGCCCATGGTGTAGGACGGGGGATTATTACCACCACCTAGCGGACAGGGCAAGGAAGTTGCGGACTACTCGGGATCGGCAACCGGTACGGGCCTCTTGAACAGCCCCGCCACAACTTGCTCCAACTGGCCCGGCTTGTGAGCGGTGGAGTAAAGCGGCACCCCGGGACAATCGGCCTTGATGCACCCAATCCGTAATCCAACATCCCATATTTTATTCTCATGACAGAGCGGGCATTCCCACCGGATTTCCATTTTAGTAAATGGCCCCGGTGCGGCCGGAGTCTTTCCACTGTTCCTCAACAACCGGGTCCTCGGTGTTGTGGACGAGTCCGGTTTTCTTTATCCGGAGAATCCCTTGAGAAAGTGTATCGACCCAATCGCGGCTATCGCTGGCAGGATAGCTGATGCATGAAATTATAAATTCTTCCGCCCACCGTTTCGGCATCGTGAAAGATGGCGCCAGTCCTGGAACCCAGAAACGGCCATTTTCCAAAAGATCAGACGCCAGCAATATGCGTTGATCTTTGTTTCCGTACGCAGCAGGGCGAACTGCGGTCGCCATTACTCCGGCTTTGCGTAGGTCCGGGATCAAACTCGATCCGCTGCTTTGATCCTCGACTAATAAGACATCGGGCTGACGAACTGCGCCGTTGCCTAGTGGCGCGTCGAAGTTTGTATCCAAGTAGTCGTTGAACAAACGCTGCGCCATCTTGCGAAGGTCAGGATACGCCATGCGTTTACGGAAAGCAGAGAGCAATATGATTGATGGAAGATCGGTTTTGTCCTCGCGGAATACACCGAGGGTAATGCACGCAGAATAAGCAGATTTTGCCCGGGTACTAGTTGCGGTGTCCCAGCTCTGTAGGATGTATTCGCAGCGGGGTGGTGACGGCTGGTTCCAGATGCGAAACCAGTCGCGTTTCAAAATGTTGCCTCCCTCAACAACGGGTCGCTGCTGATAAAGAGCGCTCCACATGCGCGCGGTCATGGCAGGCTGCGCTTTGATACGTTGGAGAGAATCTCTATCCATCCATTCTGGCCACAAAGCATCTCCCTCTTTGCGTCCAAGCGGGTCTTTCTTTTCAGCGAGAGCTGGCAAAATGAGTTGATACCAATGTTCACCCCCCGGCTGTTTCGATGCGGCAAGTAAGCGTCCTGTCAAATCATCTAAATTATAACGCGTTGCCACGACGATAATTACGCCGTTCGGCTTGAGACGAGTCAGAAGATCGGCGCCATACCACGTCCATAATTTGTCGCGAACCAACTGCGAGTCCGCGTCTTCCATTCCCTTCAATGCATCATCGATTATTACCGCATCGGCCCTACGTCCGACCACTGTCGCGCCGACACCAAATCCTAAGTAAATTCCGCCTTTGTTTGTTTCCCATGAATCCGCTGCCGCACTGTCATCTGATACCGCAATGTCTGGAAATAGATTTCTGTGTTCGTCAGATGCCAGAATATTCCGCGCACGCCGACCGTTCGACTTGGCTAAGTCTTGAGTATGGGTAACCGCAATGATGCAGTGATCTGGAAATTTGGAAAGATAGTATGCGGGAAAGTGATGAGATATGACCGTGGTTTTTCCGTGCCCAGGCGGCTCTGCCACAGTGAGGCGCGGTATCTTTCGCTCCATCACACGATGGATACCATCGCACGTAAATCGCATATGCCGTGGCGGCTCTTTCCCGCTCACGTACCACATATATTCAGCGAGAGATTCCCGCGCGCGGCGGCGGCGCAGGAGTTCAGATGCAGCCTGTTCTGGAGTAGGCGCGATAGCCATTCACGACTTAGCCTTAAACAAATTCCCCGCGTATTGGCACGGCAACACCCAACCCATCTCCGGGTGCTTATCCAACCGCGCCACCTTCACCGCAAACGGCGCGCCGCTGAACGGGTCCACGACGGCATAGCAAAGGCCATGGTTTATATTCGGTGATGGATTGGTGACTGGGTTTGCTGCTGGGATGGTGCAGTGGGCGCAGTCGGCGCAAAGGGGGACGGTCATGCAAACACATCCTCCAGGATTTGGCGCACCTCAGCAATCAATCTTTCGCGAGATTCGCGCGGTTCCAATGTCCAATCTTCAGCAAGTGCCGCCGCTTGTTTTAAAGTAGTCTTCCATCGCGGGTGGGGCTTTGCCGTATTCAAGAGCATCTTCCGATGAATGTCAGCCAGTCCCAACATGTTGCGACGAAATCTTATGTCGGCTGCGTGGACAATCATAGCCTCAGTGATTGTTGCCGGGATCGTCATTTCATCACCACCCGACCCGGCGCAAAGACTTCCTTCTCCGGCACACTCGGCTGCTCCAACCGCCGCATCGCGTTATACGCACGCGACACCGCAATCATGACCTGCACGTGGTCGAAGTTCGGCGGCAGCACCCCACAGGCTTTCAGCGTTTGGCAGCCAGCGAAGATTTGTTCCTGGGAGACGGAGATGGGTTTGTCCATAGTCATGCAATCTTCTTCTGCTCGCCAGAACTGATACAGGCCAATGCACCCTTCTCAGTCAATTTCCAAAGAACGCGGTCACTTGGCTGAACCTCTTTCGTCTTATCGCCCCATTCAATCGTTGCGAACATATGGCCCATGACGACGAGACGCTTTCGTCGCATATCATTGGCGATGAGAGGATTAAGCGCTTCGTGTTCGCCATTGGAAATCCGATTCAAGATATCAATTTCAAACTTCGTCGCGGGTTCATCTTCCATTGGGTCTTTGATGCGTCGGGATTCATTCACAGCCCGCATGGCAATGTTCATTGCGTCGGCAACCCGCTGTTCGGTTCGCTGGATCGCCGCATCGCTTTTATGCGCCGTGACAACATTGCGGATATCGCGAACCAACGCAGCCGCCATTACAAGCGCCTCAAGTTCATCCGCCTCAATCGGGACAAGCGTCATTTCTCTACCCGATCCAAATAATCCTGCACGTCGTCTGGCTCGCGCCCCATCGCTTCCAGCACATCCTGAAACTTCGTCGCCATGACAACCACCGTGCCGACTTCGCCCATGTCCTCTTGCAGCAACACTTGCTCAGGGTCCAGTTCGAAGTGTTTGTTCAGCAGCGCCTCCTCGATCAGGAACGCCTGTCCATAGTATTCCCAGTATTCGCGCTCGTGCGGCGACATGGAGTTCGGGTTGTGTATCTGTTTGCGCCAGGTGCGTTTGAGTTGGACGCCAACAATGCGCGGGCCAGTCGTACCGTCACCGTCAGCCAGGATGCGAACATCGCGGCGTTGGTTTAGGTGCTCCCGGACTTGGCCCATCAGCGGCTTGGGGCGCGCGGCTTTAGCAGCGGGCTGCTCCGGTGGCTTACGGGGTGCGGCGAAGGTGGCGGATTTCATGCGCGCGTCTCCTGTGTGATCTGCTTGAACTCACCCTCAATCGCCTTTCCCGCCGCGATCTTGGCAAGTTGGGCATCGGTCATGTTGGTGAGATCAAGGCGGTGGTTCACGTTCACGGTGGTGTCCAGATAGCCATTGACCTGCGCCAGAACCTTCAACGCAGCGATGGCGCTCTGGTATTGCTTATCATTGGTAGCGGACTTGTGGATGCGCTCAAGCGACGTGACCACATACTCGCGTGTTATTTCCACGTCGCCGACCGGCATCAGTTCGCCCATGGTTTTCAGGAGCGCCTGAATCTCAGGGCGATGCAATTGTTCCTCAGCCGTGACGCGGATATCCTGCATGAAGTTGGCGAGGCCCGCGCGTTGGCAGGCTTCGGCGGCATCACCGGTTTTGAGGTAGGTTGCGGCGAAGATGGCGTCGGAGTTGGGGTCGAGTGGATCGGTGGGGAAGTTAACCACTGGCGATCTCCCGATGGTGCCAGCCACTGAAATGACACATGGCATGGATGAACGGAAACATTCTGATACGATAGTGCCGCCGCTCAATATGACTGAGCCAAACTAACTTGTCCTCAATCATGACCGGATACCACGCATACCAGGATGACCACTCTCCGAGATAAAGTTCATCGCCGATGGATGTCGTTTCAACGAGACGTTCCATCACGGCTCCTTACCGCTAACCCAGTTCATGGTTTTGATGATGGTTCCCAGAAGTTCAAGGCGCGTCTTATAAGCAGCAACGTGCTCCGTTGCTACATCGCCATCATCGTCTTCAACCGTCAAACAAATCGCCACATTCTTAACTTTGATTTTACCCGCGTCGATGTCTCGCAATACAGAGATTATGGCATCGCGCGGCGTCCACAAACTGCCATCATGTAGTTTACAGGATTTTGCTTCAGTGATCGAAGTGGGCGCGTCAGCATAGCTATCCATCACGCATTTCCTCCACACGCCCAGCCCAGTCGCGCCCAAGCCTGCAACGCCGCGAGCCTACGCACGTAGCCAGCCGAGACATGCCATGTGCGCACGAAGTCTTCGTCGGCAGCGCAGCCAGTCACGTAGCGGAATATCGGCGCGTATTCCACAGCCACAATCACGTCGTCATACTCATCATGCCCGACCATGGCCCCGTCGGGGATATTCTCATCGTAGACGACTTGGACTTGCGGCTTCATGTCGCCAGCATACTCCCTACCGCTGCCATTTTCCACAGGCACTACAAGCCAGCGCCGTACCCTCGAATACACCGGTCCCGATCTTATAGGACATGATCATCGGCCTGCCGGGAACGGGGCATTCGCAGACGTGGACAACGCCCCATTTGGATTCGGGGTATTGAGTGGCCGTAAGCCGGTGTTCGGTGTGTATGGGCTCGGTCAATGTATCCGCTCCCCATCCGGGACGCCCTCAAGCTTCTCGTCAATGCTGATGAGGACGTTGCCAAGGAAACTCATCTCTTTGAGAAGAAGCACCATCAACTGGCGCAGGGCTTCTCCGTCTTCCAGCGAGGCGTCTTGGCTATGCGTTCGGCGAGTTCTTCGGGAAGTGGCTCTTCGTCGCTCATTTTTGCCTCACTACGAATCCCACAATCGCGCACGTCTTCCATCAAACAATGGATGAGTGTTCCGGGCGCAGTATCATATTGTACGTAGCATTTCGGGCACGTGGCGATTGTCATGGCCCACCCTTCACAGGCACGCCGTTCTTGCCCCATGCGTACATAATTTTCAGCGTTTCTTCGACAAGGATGTGGCGCACGTGTTCATCGCTCGTCTTTTCCAGCATCTGGAGAAGGTTCTCAGATTGTTGCTTGAACGTCATGGGTTCGTCGGTCATTACGAATCATCCTTGCGGCAGTGGACGTGGTTGGGCTGACATTCACGACGATCTTCTTTGCGGCAGTGCGCGGTTCCTCCATCAACTACCATGCGGGCCTTGTATTGCATCGGTTGTGGCTCCAGCACGCGCATGGCTCTGTAGATGGCAACAATCCAGTTAGTAGAATCAAAGGACGCCCGCATGCCAGATTCAAACATCTCATTCGTCACCACAATCTCGGGTTCTGGCGGAGGGTTGAGGGCGGCGTCAAGCAACTTATCCAATCCACCCGGGCCGACCGCGCACATGCCAACCCGCTTCATATATTCACGTGCGCGAATCACCATATCCGCCGTGATTTCAATTTTTGTCACGCCACCCTCCGCCGCTGCCACTCCGCCATATCCAACCGCGCCTGCTCCTGCATCGCGCTCACCACGGCAGCCCGCGTCTGCGGCACGGCAGCTACCAGCACCATACCAAGCGCCTTCGCCCATTTTCGGAGCGCCGTGATACTAAGATTTTTATGGCCCGATTCGCACTCCTGCACGAACTTCCGCGCATATCCTAACTGCACACTCAGCGCGACTTGTGAAAGACCCAGTGCAATACGGCGCTGTTGCAATGCCTTCATCAACGGGTCTTTGGCAACATTGTCCACGCACACGGCGATGCGACGATACCCGAGCCGCTTGGCCGCGTTGTGGATCGCGACCTTGCTCTTGCCTGGGAAGGCGGCGAGCAGTTCCTGCCAAGACGCCGTGAGATATAATCGATTCAGCATCTCGGCGTTCTCGGGGAGTTTCCAGAAGGGGCTGGTGTTACGGAGCACAGTTTAGGCTGCCTTCCGTGCTGTCTTGCTGTACCGCAGTCCCGTGGCGGAATTCGTCCATACTGTATGCTCTGGCTGCCACGGCGCGTGAACCTTGCGGTTCTTGCGTGTGGCTGGAAAGCGCGTCTCGGCAATAAGCTGATTGTGGCGATAACTGCGCAGGTTTACCAGCACTGCGTCATGGGCGACGTTGCGCTGTCGGCGTGCGTGACGGCGAAGTTTCTTTTGCTCGGTAGTGAGCGGCTTGCGCGCGGTTCCAGGCGTGGATTGCAGGCGCTTGGGGTTCAGTGCGTGCATACCGTGGCTGGGCAGTACGGCGGATTTGTCTTGGTTGGTCATGCATCACCATATTTTTGTCGCAGACGAAAATATTCTTCACGGTCTTTTTGTTCGCGTTTTATCGCTGCAGTTTCGGCATTGATTTCCTTCTGAGCCCGAGCCGCATCTTCTGACTTCAATCGCGCGTTCATTTCATCGTCAGACTCAAGCCGGTCATAGGAAATCACAATCTCCATATTTTCAAGTTCGCCATAACTAGAGTCATAATTATCAACGTTACCATGGATCTTATAGGTCCAATTCTTGCCGCATTCCCCGGGCACGGATTCCAAAATACCCTGAGACCACAACGGCCATTCGCTGAAGTCTTCCGGGAAACCGTATTCAACTTGAACTGGGATGATGCAGCGTTGTGTGGGGTCAGCCTTCACTTCTTCACTCCCATCAGTTTCCTGAGCGCCATGGCTACGGCCCGGTGTTTCATCAGTCCGCGTTGCCGGATTTTGTACGTCAACCTGGATTAGCAATCGTAGCGGGTGGCAAGGATTTCTAGCCGAGCGTACGGCGGTCTAGAAGCAGGGCGGGCGTGTTTGGCTTCCAAAACCAAACACGCCCGTTTCTTATGGAAATCGGTAGACGCATCGGACAAGTCCGATCCTGCCAAGGTATTCCGTCACCGCTCCAGTCCACAGACTATCCAGTAATTGATATTGATGACCTAATCTTTCATCGCCCTGGATGGCGCGGATGTAGTCAGGCAGTACAGCGCAGCCCTTTGAGTTAACCGTGTGGCCGTGCTCTTTCATCAGAAGCTTAATCACATCAATCAGCACCTGTACCGGATCGCCGGAGTCTGGGCGCTCCACCAACGTTCCACCCGTCTTGGCAATCTGCGCCTTGAACGCAGACCACGGATTACGTGGCCGGCGCGCGGCACCAGCGGACCCGATCAGCACCAGCACATGACGCGCCACGGTCAACCCGTGATCAATCACCGCCTTGTGGCCATTGTGGAAAGGTTGGAACCTGCCGATGAACACGGCGAAATCGTACATGCCAAACTCCTTGGCCATGAATGCGCCAGTCTGTTCGGGCGATGGGGACAATCTACCGTGTCGGGAGATGGGGCGCAACCGGCTTCATTCCATCATTCTCCTGCACTGTAGGTGATTTGCTATAGCACAGGGTCAGACTGATTTGGAACTGTAAAATTTTTTCAGCAGTTGAATGGATTTAGGGATGGAAACAGTCGCGGTCGGGCTAGCAGCCATACTGGAACTCCCTGTGCAGGTCGAACAAGGTCCCACCCCGGGCCGGTGGATCAGAATTGCTGCCATATAGTTAAGCCATTTATATTGCTTACACTTCCAGTGTGCTGCGCGGATCGGCCTGTCCCGATTGTTCACAACTGCCAAGTGCCGCGCGCCACTAGATGTAGTGGGCCGGATCGCCAGCGACTAAGCACCACGCCACTTTGCTAAGCCATTGATAACACACAGCCGTTTGCCTATTCCCTACTAAGTCGATAGACAATGCGGAGATTGACAGCCGGCTACGTCGGTGGCTATCGTCGCGCGTGGAGCCAGCCAGTCCAATGCCAGCAGAACCTCTATTCACCCCCCTTGGCTACGTTGATACGCCGCATTGTGAGGTTCGGTATGCATTCCTGATCCGTGGTCAGGTTAAGCTTTACCGCACATGGGAGCTGTTCAATCAGCCTACGCTGCTGACGATGATCCCGGACCACAAGCATTGGTCACGGAACTTCCCCTCTCGGACTTACCACGGGAATCGGATTGACACCGGTGCTGCTGGGTCTGCGCTGTTGCAGTCCTGTCTCAACGCCGGGCCTTACGATCCGCCTCCGGAACTGCGTCCGAAAAACGGGCGTCCGAAGAAGTCCGCGCAATAAAGTTACGCACGGGGTACACGCGATAACACGCGTGTTTGACCACTGCACCATATACTATCTCTTTTATTAACCTTTTCGAATACTCGTCCTGCAATGGAAATACACGCGTGTTACCCCGTGTTTGGAACAAAAACCACAACCCTAGTAACCAAATCCCGATGATATTACGCGCTCTGGTTTCAACGCGATGCCCTGGTACTTCCGCGAACGGTCATCACCGGTTTGTGTGAGGGTAAGCCACGGGAACGCGGATCGCAGGTCACGACAAAACACGCTTTTCGCGCCTTCATATTTCCGCCCCTGTTCGGCGCACCATGTCTGCCATGCGGCGTAGAGTTCGGTGGGGGTGGCGAGTTTGCCGGGGGCGATATCGCAGCATTCACGCACGAAGGCGCTGGTCGGACTGCTCAGATCCTCGAGTTCTTGCATGGCTTCATTCGAGGATGCCGGCTGCATAAAGCGCCCATTATCCTTGAGACGGCGCCAGCCGATAATGGCCCAATTTAGAATGCCGGGCAGTTCTGCGAGGAGTTTATTAGTTAAGTCGTGATCTTCTTGGCCTAAAAAGCTTTTTGTCATCGTGAGAATGAGAAACCTTGAAGCAAGCGCGCCGGACGCGTCGGTAATGCGGGGGAGTTCGTTTGTCATGATAAAAAACCGTGTTCCCAGCTTTCCGGACCATGCGTCCAGATGCTTGCGGTTGACGGTCTGCGAATCCTCACCGCTGATTGAGAGCAAACGTTCGGCTACAACCTGCTGATCGGCACGTCCGCCAAGCCTGGCGTCCGAGATAAGCGCAATGGATTTACCCAAGAGCGGGGCTATGCCGAACTGGCCTTCGAGGCTTGGCAGCGTTGGCGAAGCCACGGCGTCAGGGCCGACCATGGCCGTTAGTGTGCGGGCGATGGTGCCCTTGCCGCTGCGCTTTGGGCCAACCACGAGGGGTATTTTCTGCTGATCGGTGTTGCTACCTAGGAGGTAGCCAAATATTTCCTGCAGCGTATCAATGGCCGCGCGGTCATCTTCCCAAATCGAGGTGAGAAAGTCGTACCAATATTGAGGTTCACCCGCTTTGGGGTCATAATTATAGGGGAGGACCGTATTGCTCCAGAACGCTGGTGTATGGCGGAAAAGCTTGCCGGATGGCAAGTGCAGCAAACCGTTCTGGCAGGCGATTATTTCAGACGCTACAGCCGGCGCGGGCGATGATAAAAGCCAAGCAGGCTGGCGCAGTTCTCCCGCAAGCTGACAGGCGGCACGCAACGAGTCGAGAACGTCGCTGACGGTGCGGGATGTTGGTTTAAATGGCTTTAATCCCTTTTTGTCCTGAATAAATATTTTTTCCAGGAAATTATAAAGCCGCGCCCTGACTTCCTCATTCGAATATTCCCGATAAACCGTTCCGATCCACCTGGTAAAGACGCTTTGTTGATGTTGGAGCGTGCGTCCAATTTCATTAGTAAAGTGTTGATTAACAAAGAGATGGGCTATATCTAACGGCGCGCGCGGGTCAATGACTGTAATAATATCGGCCGCAGGCGCATGGCCATTTAATTTATGAAGTGGCTTATTTAAATTAATGCCGGGTTGATCGCCAAATATGGGCACATCGCTGCGAGGATCAGCGATGTCAATATCCAAATCAGGAGGATTGCGCGCCATAATGGCGGCTCTCTAATATGTCTATTTCTTATCGTGAATAGAGATTGGGATCACCACCGCAGTCTCTTCTAAATCCACTCCCAATGCAGATATCTGATGACAAATCCTATTGTCTCTTTCCTGCAGAACCGTCTCCATGGCAGCAAAAAACGGAGCGCGTTCGCTTGCTGTCAATTCAATAACACAGATATTTTTAATACTACGCTGTTGGCTTAAGTCGATTCGGGCCTGAAATCGGTTGTACGGGTCAGCCCAATCACTATTCCAAATAGACGTTAAATTCTTGCGGAGTGTAGAAATATCATTGCGCTGGCTTAATAGATTCTTAAGCGCTGGAAAATTCGAGATTTTCATATTTACTGCCCCCCATCCAATTGCTCGTACTTTTCCAGCCGCTCAACCAGCGCGAGCCGCAAAAATGCACTTCGCGTGAACCCATGGCGTTGTTGAGATGCCGTAAGGCGTGCATCCAGGTCAGCATCGATCTTGCATTGAAGAAAGGTTGAATCCCCGCCGACATCCACGGGTAGTGGTTTTGTCTCGTTCATTGCCCCACCGATAGTGATGAAAAGTCATTGCATGAAGTGCGCGCACATGTTACCTGCACGTTTCGGTACGTCAAGGAAAAACCGTATCATTATGTCGGGAACAATTTTCAAGCAGGATCGGGGGCCACATCCTGTTACACAAAACTTCCCCAAAGTGCACGAAATGCATTGCGCACCGTATGCGCTTTCGGTATGGTCTGTGTGTCAGGCGATGGTGCCGGACGGGATAGACCAAGGGGAACTAAAATGATCCGCACAATCGCAGCCTACATCGTCGCTCCGGTCCTCGCAGCCGCTGGCTACCGGTTCACCAAGGAATGCCGCTGGGGCACGACAGCCGCTTGCCGCATGACCTACCGCCTGGTCAACACCGTGCGCGCCAACCAACTGGCAAACCTGCTGGTGTGGGGCCGACTTGGCGAAGGGAGGGCTGCGTAATGGAAAAGCGCTACATCTCCACCACCGAAACCGCCGCACTGATCCGCAAGCAGCTTAAGGCGAAGTTCCCGAGCGTGAAGTTTTCCGTCCGCTCTAAGTCGTATAGCGGCGGATCTTCAATCGACGTGGACTATACCGATGGGCCCGGCTCTAAGGCCGTCGATGCGGTTATTCAGCCGTTCTGCGGTGGTCGGTTCGATGGCATGATCGACATGGCTTACAGCGTCGATTCGTACTTACTGCCGGATGGCTCAGCGGCTTACGGTCGCTCACCCGGCACCGGTGGCAGTCGCGGCAGTGATCCGGCTTATGACTTCGCAGCCCCGGAAGGCGCGGTGTTGGTGCACTTTAGCGTGTCGCATGTGTTCAGCCATCGCACCTTGACCAAGGACTTCAAGGCGGTTGTCGCGGCTCACTTGGCGGACAAGTACACCAAACGCGGTGCGATATTCATCCAGACCTTCTTACTGGTGCTTGCGGCCATCGTTCTCGGACTCGGATTGCTACTGTTTGCTGCTCCGTGGCTGTCACCGGAATACTTCCAGTGGATTGCCGCGCAGCCTGGCTTTGAAGGCTGGGCGTGGTGGTTCGGGCCACTCTTTGCGGCTCTGATGATCGGTGGCCCGCTGGCTGGACATGCCTCTCTCATTTCGTATCGTGAATAGGAGTTAAGGCCATGACCATCACCCACACCTGCGGCGGACCCAAATTCGGCCGGCGCACTGCTGGCTGTCCCCGCTGCGACGAACTGTCCACCGGTGCCGAACCGGTGCGCGGCTGGGGCTTTGCCAAGCGCGAACAGGAACGGCTGCGCTGCGTGGCGATCCACCGGCATTACCGCACGGATGAGTGCAGCCGCCAGTGTGGTCCGGTGTGCGTGAGGTTCGATCCGTGAGCGATAACAATCCCATTCGCGACAAACTAATCCGTGCCGTTATAGAAAAATGGCATCCGGGTTCTATGGGCGCGTCGTTTGCTGTGAACGGAAAGATAATTGTTCCGCCACAGACTTTGTTTGATGCCCAGGGGGCCGTTGATGCTGCTCTCGACACGTGGAAGTCCCCGAGCGATGAATTTGTGTGGCTATGCGTCGACGCGCTTTCCGTTGCTCAACTACAATTCGGTGATGATCGTGAAAAGGCGATGAGATACCTTCTGTCTTATATGACGCGCGCTGGCGATACATCGTGACCACCACAACCACCCCCATCCTCTGGACTCAAGCCTCCCGCCTCCGCACATGGCGCGGCGACCGTCTACAGCCCGAAGCCGCCACAGCCCTGGGCATCAGCCTCCGCGCCTATCTCTATTACGAACACGGCGAGCGCCCCATGCCTGTGCCGGTGGCGAAGTTGTTTGCAATGATGGAGAAGCAGAAATGACAATTGAGATAGGTCCACAACTTTCCGCCGCCATCGAGATATTCTGCTTGGCGCTCGTTATGTATGCGGTTTTCAGATGAAAATCCCGCCAAGCCTACGGCGCTCCGTAAAGATCACGCGCGTGACATGTCCGGTCGCGGCGTTGGCTGGAGTCGTCCTCGCTGTGGTTTCCTGGCACACTGGCCACATTGCGTGTCTTGCTATCAACTCGTTCATGGTCGGCGTTCTGTGCGTCCTCGCATGGGTTCAGTGGTGTTTGTTTCAGATTTAACTCTAACAGGAGAATGACAATGGCCTTTTTTGACCCCAAGCCTTCGATTGCAGCCGCGAGTGTCGCGGTCCTTGATAAGCCCCGCCTGGAAACCGCACCCAGGAAAATCAAACCGCGCGTTGATACCAATACGATGCATGAAACAGCCATTGCGGACTATCGTGCAACCGCTGAGGCGATTGGCCTACCGGCGCAAGATATTCTCGTGGAGGAATTTAGGCTGTTCCTCGCCAAGCATGATCTCCCCATATTCAATCATCAAGAGGTCGTATCCTATATGGACGATATTGCGGCGAAGGATAACCCGACGGGCCTTGGTTGGCATTGGTGCCCGGTGCGCCCGAAAGATGCGGAGGCGGTGATGACATTTGGGCGCCCTTCCGTAGATAACCGCAACCGGGGAAATGGTCAGTCCGGAATTACGCCGGCATCCGACTTCTATGAAAGCCACGCCTTCCAAAGTTGGTACAACCAAAGTCAGGAAAGGTGGGGAGGAGGTCAGTTTGTTTCCCATTCAAATGGAACCTCTGTGCACGTCGAATCAAACGTGCGGCTCATGCAAGCGGCCCATGATGAACCGTTTCTTATCCCGCCGCGCCCTCATGACTGGCGTTCGGCATCGTCACCAGCCTATACGCGCACATTGCCGCTCCACGCGCTCAAGAAGATTGCGCTTGTCGAGAAAAACTTCACGGCCGGCAGGGTTATGTTTCTCGTCACGGACTACACCATCGCACCGCATGTGGTCATTAATCCAGACCCGTTCCTCATGGCCGTTATCCCCAACAGCGCCGTTGCTCACGGTAAGGGCCGTTTCATCATCGACGTTTGGGATGAACCTGGCTTTGGCATTGATCGAATGGTGAAGTGACGTGGCCATCCTCGCCTATGCCCGCGTCTCCACCGCCGACCAAGACCTTGACGGCCAGATTGCCGCGCTCACGGCTGCGGGGGCGACAACGATATATCAGGAGAAAATCAGCGGAATCCGCAGTGACCGTGCAGAACTTGCAAACCTCCTAGGCGCCTTGCAATCTGGCGATACGTTGCTGGTGACGCGCTTGGATAGGCTAGCCCGTAGCACGCTGGATCTGCTGGGCATCCTCAAGCGCGTAGACGATGTGGGCGCAAAGTTCCGCAGCCTCGCCGATCAATGGTGCGACATGACAACAGCCCACGGCAAATTGATGGTGACCATCCTGGGCGGCTTGGCGGACTTTGAACGGTCCCTCATCCTGGCCCGCACCGGAGAGGGCCGCAAACGCGCCAAGGAGGCTGGCAAGCGGCTCGGTGGCCGCAAGCCGGAGAACATGGTCATGAAGCCGGAACAGCGCGTGCTGGCGCTTGCTAGGCTGCAGGCAGGGGCGACGGCAAGCGGGCTAGCGAAAGAGTATGGGGTGCATCGGAGTACGATTGCGAGGCTGCGGGGATGAGCGCTGGGCGATACTGCCTCCGAAGCATTTCTGAAGGCGTGGGCGTTAGCGTATCTGGACCTGGGCGTAAAACTGATGCCAAAGGAATCGGAATGACTGAACCAGCAATCACAATGGAGTGGTATGGAGCGGATCAAGACCGTGTATTTATCCGCCATCCCTTCCAAAAACATCTCTGGATGCGGTGTCACAAGTCAGTGGTGGAGAGCGGCTGCCCTACTTGCGGGGCGCAAAGATGCGAGCCGTGTTTTCGACACACTAACGGCGAGCGAAAGTATTTCGCGGGTCCTCATGCAATGCGGCGGACGGCTAAATACTTTAATTATGAGATCAAACCTCGCGCTCATGTAACGACCAGGAGTGGCGTATGACCATGCGGGAAAATATGGCGCGGGCGATCTGTGTCCGTGAAGGCGTAGACCCAGATGCAATGGGTTATGGCCAAGGTGCCATCATGCAAAAGGATATGCCGTATCGCCTGTGGGAAGCGCGGCTGCATGTGGCGGATGCTTGTTTAGATGCGCTGTTGAAGCCAACACTAGAAATGCAGGCGGCTGGTGAAACAGAGTTAAGGACATCTGGTCCGCATCTTGAATACGCTGATGCGTCTCATGGTGAGGTTTCGTCGGACGTATTCTTTGCATTCATCTGGGCTGCAAAGGACGGTAAATGACCCCCCGCTTCATCCCCACCTGTCAGCACTGCATGGGCTCCGGTCGCGCTGGCAAAGAGGAAAACTACGGCCTGTGCCGGGCGTGCGGTGGAACGGGTAAGCCGAAATGAGCGAGGACGGGATCGGCGGCACGGACATGACGCCGCCGCAGCTAAGGAGCGCCCGCTATGCAGCAATACGTGGCGCGCTGGCAAAGGCAAAGCCGACCGATAACCAGACCTATTTACTGGCGCAGATCGCGCTTATTCTTTGTGATGTGATGGACGAGGTTGCTGGGCTGTCGCATGAGTTAGGCGAAACGAACGCGTATCTGAATGAGGTTATCGTGCATAGGAAACCGCTATGAAGTCCCGGCGCCAGTTCATGCCTGGACCATGGCATGATGCAATTGCAACCGCCTACGCTGTTGATGGCTCATGGAAACACACGCGCTTCAGAATATTCGGCTGGCAAGCGTCGATCATTGCTTCGTGGTGCAAACTGCCGAAGAGGAACGCCGCATGTCCTATCCAGTGAAACGCAAGGTGCCAGCGAAGCTGACGCGCGAAGCGATCCAAGCCGCACTGAACATGCAGGCCCCGCTTGATGCTGCGCAGCCGGAGTATAAGCGCAAGAAGCCGGTGCGGCGCAGTTGGAACGACGCCATGCCGGAGATGGGAGAGAAGAAGTGAGAGACATCTCCAACGTCCCCGTTCTCGGAAAGGGACGCTGCTATTGGGCACTGGTGTTTTTCCGCGACGGATTTATGTCAGAGGAAAGGTGTTTATCGGCTATCAACTCAAGCTTCGAGAGCAAGCCGTGCAAGAGTCTGGCGCGGGAAATCTATGATGCGTTTCGGGTTGGTGCGCATTATGAGTGATCTCGCGGCTTCGCTGTGGAGCGCGAGGCGGGAGGGGTGATGGCGCTCGTCGTGGATTTGTATTGCGGCTTAGGAGGCTGGTCTGAAGGATTCCTCGCCGAAGGTTACGACTGCATCGGGTTCGACATCGAGCGCCACCAGTACGGCGACCAGAAGTATCCTGGAATGCTGGCGATTCAGGATGTGCTGACGTTGCATGGTTCGCAGTTCAAGGATGCGACGGTGATTGTGGCATCGCCGCCGTGCCAGGAATTCAGCTATATGGCGATGCCGTGGTCGCTGGCGAAGGAGAAGCGGCGCAATATCAAAGATGATCCTGCCGAGCAGAAGCGGCTGACGACTTTGTTCGACGCCTGTTTCCGCATTCAGCGAGAGGCTTGCGAGGCTGCGGGGCAGCATATCCCGCTCATTGTGGAAAACGTGCGCGGCGCGCAAGAGTGGGTTGGTCGAGCGCGGTGGAACTTTGGCAGCTTCTATCTTTGGGGCGATCTGCCGGCGCTGATGCCGCCGACATTTAAGGCCACCAAAGTTCCGTCGTTTCGCTTTGATGGGTCTGGAAAGTCTTTCCAGACCGCACAGGTTCACGCTACCGGGCGCAGTCCGACTGCGCCCGGTAGCGGTAATAGATTTACTTCACGCAGCGCAGGCGAGGCCAAGAAAGGTATGCGAATGGGCAGCGGTGCGGACTACGGCGGCCCATATGATCCGCGGCGGTTTAGTGGAGGCAGTACGGCCCGCAAAGCCGCCTCCGCCATGATCGCCAAAATCCCGCTCCCATTGTCGCGGCACCTGGCTCGCGTGTTCAAATGACCCGCATCAGCTACGAGCAGCGCATGGGGGATGTGCCCGACGCCGACATCGTGCTGCCGAAAAACCGCAGCCGCCGCTTCCGCATCAAGCCTGAAGACGCGCTCCAGGTCGAATGCGTCAAACTCATCCGCGACTATCAGCGCGCTCACCCTGGAGCGCTGCAATACATTGTGGTGCAGCCAGAGCGCACAAACCCGCAGCCCCAGCGGCGTGACTGGCTGAAGAAACTCGGCATCTTCGGGAATTCTGGCCACCAGGAGATACTGCTATTCCACAACGACGCGCGCCGAGACTGGTTCATTGAGTTGAAGGCCCCGGATGGGCGCATGTCGAGCGAGCAGCTAGACTGGCAAACCTGGGCTATCGCTACCGGGCGCAATCAGTGCGTGGTGCGGAGCGTGGAGCAGTTCGCGGCGATACTGGCGGCGTTCTAGGCTATGTGCCGCACATGCCGCGCCAGCCTATTCCCGCACACAGGCACGCCACGGCGTAGTCCCGGCATATCCTCATACCATACGCCAGCCATGGCCTTCTGCGGCGTTGTGGTGGGCTTCTCGGGCGGTGTACCGGCCAGATAACCACTCTGCTTCGGCTCCGACTTCACACGCGGCTTCCGCACCCGGCATGAGGCCAGATACAGCGGCGACTTTTTCAGCCCCATGGCGGACGCTTTGGACTCAACCGCATCCTGTGACCGTTTGAAATGCCGCGCCAGTTCGGCGTTGCTCAGGACGGGGAACATGCGCTTGAGCATCATTATTTCGGAGGTGTGCCAGGCGCGGGAGGTCATGACCGCAACTCCGCGATGAAACGGCGCCAGTAGCCATGATGGCCGAGGCATAGGCAGACGGTCCAACCTTGGCTGTAGTAGGCTTCTACGTCGCGTTCTTGAATGTGCATGAGGATCATGCGACGAACTTCCCAACTTCGTTTCCGTAGGCGTCCCAGCCATCACGCTTGGTGCGTGCGAACATTTCAAGGCGTGGCAGATCCCCGCACAACTGGACAATCCGGTCCGGCACACAATCCGGCTTGCGAGAATGCTCGCGGCGTGGCTCGATGATGCCTTGGCGCACGCCTGCATTGATGCGCTTTGGTTTACCGCGCGTTGCCAGCAAGCAGACTTCGGAATTGGCGCGCGTCCAATATCCCATTCCCATGCTGGCGTCGATATCATCGCGGAACATTTCGATCTGACCAGCGTGGGCTTTCATCCAAGAGAAAGCGCATGTTTTGTATGTGAAGCCCCACGCTTCGATAAGCTGCAATGCTTGCGGAAGTATCGGCCAGCATATCCAGATAAACAGAACGCAATCGTCAGCGCACCACTCAGCGACGGGTAGTTCTGACAATTCTTGCGGTGACATCGTGTTGTAGTGGTGACCTGCAGCAACGTTAGTGCCGTTGGAATTGACGCGCGCTTTCACGGCAGTTTCACCGGACCAGACTTCGAAGCGCCATGGGGGATCGCAGTAGATAATCTGGTATGGTCCCATTAGCGGTTCCAAACCGGAGCAGCCATAAGCACGCAGCCCACGCCAACCCCCAGGTACAGCCCGATCAGCCGCAGCGTTTCCAGCCACACATACTGCGCCGCAATCCCCGGCATACTCGGCGTGAGCGAGGTTATGAGCCATGTGAGGGAGGTGGGGCTAAAGTCCATGAGGCGGCTCTGGTAGAGGCATCCAATGGGTAATAAAATCTGGATGGAATGACGCTCCATGAATACGCCAGTAAAGATTGCCAGCCCATTTGGCTTCAGCGACCTTGCTGGGATGCACGTCGTCAATGCTGTTTTTTAAGGCTACCAATACGAATTTCTTCATTGGTGCCGTTGCTATTGGTTGCCATCCGCTCATGTGGGCGATTTCCCCGCGTTCTTATCTGGAAATTGCTTCGTGTTCCAAAGCGCGTCACTCGCGCGGCCCTGCTGTCCTGGTTTGAGCGCGGAATCCTGCTTAAAGAAAAATGCCGTTTGTGTTTCTGCACATGATTTCCAAAGCGACTCGGCCCATTCTATTTCAAACGGACGACGATTCGGCCCACTTTCTCCGCCGCAAATATACCAAACGGTTTTGCCGCGCTCGTTCGCAATGTCGCGAATGATAGGGCTTTGCATCGGCTCGACTGAGAAAAAATGAACGCGCGCTTTGTTGGAAAACAGATGCATCCGACGCCGGTCGTATTCTTCTTGGTTTTCTGCCGTCGTACCAAGCCATACGTTTGGATATCCATCATCCCAATCTCCGGGAAGCATCTTGGCAATGTTCTGCGGGCGTTTTGTGAGGATCAACCATTGCAGATGAGGAGTTGAACGGATCACCGCCCATGCTTCATGACGCCAGTCCGGTTCGGCTTGGTTGTCGAAGAAATCAGCTAACGAGTTAGTGAAAATCTTATATGGATAGCCACGCAATTCGGCCTCTTTGTCCCACTTTTTGGGCTTGCGCCAGTCCTTGGTGCGCTCGCGCGTGCCAGCCCAAAGATGCGGTCTGCCAGCCATCTTCGCCCAATTTTCCGCATAGCAGAAATCGCACGCTGCCGAGACCTTCTGGCAACCGACCCAGAAGTTTTGCGTGTGATCGGTCCATGCGATTTTGGAGTTTTCAGCCATTATGGCGCAGCCCCATAAATGTCCGGGCGCAATTCGTAGCGGCCAGAGTAGCGAATGCGCTTATAGAACTGTTCTCTTGAGGGCCAAATCTCTTGGCATTCTGGGTTGCGTTTACACCAAGCCAGGGCGGCTCTTAATGCTGCCCGAACGTCTTTGAATGATCCATGAAAATATTCATGGCCATGCACCAATTGATGCTTAAAAAGCCATTTAATATAGCCTTCCACAAAAAGGGATTTTCTTAAACGACCAGCCCGTTGTTTGTGGATTAATGAGAATCGCGGGAAAGGCGTTCCGAGATGGACATAAGATGCGCGAAGTTCTGGCCTAAAGGATTTTCCAATCTTCCAGACAGACCGATCACTCGTAGCCGCCAAATAGACGAAATAGGACGGCTTCTGCCAATGTGGTCTTTCCCTCATTTTGAGGCTCCATTCTGTAGGTCCGTTTCTTTCAGGCCAAGCCTTAACTTGCGTGCCGCCTGCAAAATCTCATGGTGACGCCATTTTGGAATGACGCCCTTCTGCTCCCAATACTGAACAGTGGTCCTATTTTCCATACCAAGTGCCTCTGACATCTTGGTCACGCCGCCGAAGCGTAAGATAATTTCGCGATGTTCCATGGTGTCAGAATACAGGCTATTTTGGCCCCGTCAACTATTTTCGTTAGTCGTGACGATTTTCGTTGACACCCATTTCGACCGGGCCTAATCTCCCTCTATCGCAACAACACAGGAGGCCACAAACGGAAGCCGATGTTACCCCGCATCGGTTTCAGTGTTTGGCTTAGGAGAATGAAGATGTCGGCTTATCAAGATGCCCTGATCGAATCCGCGCAGGACTTCCACAACCACGAAATGAACGTCGGTGGCGATAGTCGCTGGGAACGCTGGCACGACAAGGTTTGTGGGATTCTCGTCCTGCCGTTGGCACGCGGACTTGACGGTGATCAGGACGAAGACGGCTACTGCATGGACTTCGCGTATGATGCTTTCCGCGCTGGCGTATCGGCGACGGAATACGCCGAGACTGTTCGTTATCGTCAGCAGTTTCGTGCCAACTAATTCATAAATCCATTTCTAGGAAATGCACATGCCCAAAGCCCTCACCAAAGAAGATAAGTTTCTTCTCGCTAGTCAAACAACCCCGAGGGCCCTGAGAGCCGCTGGCTGGACCCCGAGGGCCCTGAGAGCCGCTGGCTTGACCCCGAGCGACCTGAGAGCCGCTGGCTGGACCCCGAGCGAGCTGATAGCCGCTGGCTTGACCCCGAGCGACCTGATAGCCGCTGGCTGGACCCCGAGCGACCTGATAGCCGCTGGCTGGACCCCGAGGGCCCTGAGAGCCGCTGGCTTGACCCCGAGCGCCCTGATAGCCGCTGGCTGGACCCCGAGCGACCTGAGAGCCGCTGGCTTGACCCCGAGCGACCTGAGAGCCGCTGGCTGGACCCCGAGCGACCTGATAGCCGCTGGCTGGACCCCGAGCGACCTGAGAGCCGCTGGCTTGACCCCGAGCGACCTGACAGCCGCTGGCTGGACCCCGAGCGACCTGATAGCCGCTGGCTGGACCCCGAGGGCCCTGAGAGCCGCTGGCTGGACCCCGAGCGCCCTGATAGCCGCTGGCTGGACCCCGAGCGCCCTGATAGCCGCTGGCTGGACCCCGAGCGACCTGAGAGCCGCTGGCTGGACGGATGATCTTCTTGCGGACATTCCTCTCTTGGAAAAGCCCTACACAAATCTGCTCGCAGATATCCAAACAAAGAAACGAATTCATCGTCAGTCCACATTTGGCCCCGAAGAATGCGTGCCTGAGCGAAATGTTTGCGGCACACCGATGTGTACGGCTGGTCATCTTGTGCAGATGGCAGGCGAGCGCGGTTATGAACTCAAGAAACAGTATGGATGGGCCGGCGCCGCTAATTTGCTGCACTACAAAGCGCACCCAGAGTCGCCCGCGCAGAATTTTGGTACGATCCCGCAGGATTGGGCGATGGCCTATATTGAGACAATGGCTGAGAAGGAGGTCCAGTAATGGAACCCACCCTCATCCACATCGCCACGCATGACGACGTAGACGCCGAACACCCCGCCGTGGGCTACTATGTGCGGGATGGGCGGGACATCCATGGTGAGTTCGCAGACGAATCTGAGGCCGAGGCGTTCATTGCGTACCTCATGCGCGAGGCCCGTGCGGATGCGCGGCAGGCGCGGAGTTGCAGATATCCGGGTGCTGATATATGACCCAATCCTATCCGCTTCAATGGCCCGAGGGCTGGCTGCGCACGGCAGACTATCGGCGCACCAGTTCCAACAAGTTCAACACATCATTCGTGCGTGCCCGTGACCAATTGATGAACGAATTGCGACTGCTCGGAGCCAAGAGCGTAGTTATTTCATCGTGGCTCGCGGTTAAAAACGACGGAACCCCGTATGCGGATCAAGCGCGTAGACGGCTGGAAGATCCTGGCGTCGCCGTGTATTTCATGCTCAAGAATCGTCAGATGGTCATGGCGCGAGATGCCTATACGACACCGCATGATAATCTCCGCTCAATCGGCCTGGGCATCGGTGCCATGCGTCAGCTTGAGCGCCACGGCGGCGGCACGATGATGGAACGTGCCTTTGCTGGCTTTGCCACATTGGCCGCGCCGGATGCCAAGAAAAGCTGGCGTGAAATAATTGGATTCCCGCCGACTGGAACGATTACTCGCGACATGGCAGAAGCCAAATATCGTGAACGTGCAAAGCGATTACACCCAGACGTCGGTGGATCGCCAGAAGATATGGCTGCTTTGAATGCCGCGATTGTTCAGGCGCGTGCGGAGTTGTCAACATGAATGCCATCCCACGTCCATCTGCGACCCTCGCCACAATGCAGGAAATCCTCGCGGGCTACCTCGCAGACCTGGACCGCAGCGAAAACGCGATTGCTGATCTGGAAGCGGACCTGCGCGATAGTAGCAACGATTATACCATACCTATCCGCTTAACGCCCACAGGAGCTAGGAATTGATGTCGCCGTACATTCGCAAGCACGCCATCCTCTCGGCTGACGGGCAGTATCGTTACATGCTGGACCGCGAATGGCGCGGCACGCACAAACATGAGAACTGGAAATGGTTGACGGACAGTCGCGGCAAGATCGCCGTTGATGGTATCGGGAGTGACCTGGGCGAGCCCAAGCCGTGCGTGTTTATAATGCTCAATCCTTCGACTGCCGACGCTGACAAAGATGATCCGACAATTCGGAAGTGCGTCGGGTTTGCAAAGCAATGGAAGTTCGAGCGCCTCACGGTCCTGAACTTGTTCGCCTTTCGCGCGACTGACCCCAAGGTATTGCTTTCGATGGATGATCGAAGGGGCGGCATCGATCCTGTCGGCTTTCGCAACCAAGAACACGTCGAGGAAATTTGCACGGACGCGGGCCGGATTGTCTGCGCATGGGGAGCGCACGGCGACCACCTACAGCAGAACGAAACCATGTTGGGTTGGCTGTTCGGCTTCAATCTGCATTGCCTGGGGCTGACAAAACACGGCCACCCGAAGCACCCGCTCTACGTGCCATACGAAACGCCGCTGCAAGAATACATCCCTAGGAGTTGTAGCCGTGGGTAGCAACCGGATAAGCATGGATTATACCACCGACCGCGCCGTGCTCCGTCTCGCCGCAGCCCGTGACCACCAGCGGCACCTGATCGTCATGGCTGGGCAGGCGCTGAAAACGATTGAGGCGTTACGGGAGCGTGCGGGGATGGACGCGAGCGTGTTGGCCAGAATCTTCACCGAATACAGCAACGGGACGTAACATGAAATACATCGGCAATCTTGAAATCCGCACTGCGGCAGATGCAAAGAAATATGCAGGACTGACGGAAGTTACCGACGACCTGTCCATCCACAGCAGCGCCAAGCTCGACGCCCTCACCAGCGTCGGCGGCGACCTGTCCATCCACAGCAGCGCCAAGCTCGACGCCCTCACCAGCGTCGGCGGCTACCTGTCCATCAACAGCAGCGCCAAGTTCGACGCCCTCACCAGCGTCGGCGGCGACCTGTCCATCAACAGCAGCGCCAAGTTCGACGCCCTCACCAGCGTCGGCGGC